ACATATCATTTATACCACAATCTGATATAGTACAAAGATAAATTATTGTTCCAGTATTATTTTCAAATAATTTTAAATGCTTCATATTATTTTTTTAAAGTATATATAAATTTTAAAAATCCAGAATCATATATGCGATATACCTTCCGTTCTAACATAATTTCATGCTCTGTTTTATTTATATCAAATCCTTCTGTTACTAATTTATTTTTACGAAAATTACATTTATTATGCCTAATATTATCAATAATATATTGATAATCTGGCTTAACTTTATCGACAAAATCAAATCCTATTTTTTTATATAAATTAATTTGACTAAAACTTCTATCAAAATAACATACTATTTCTTTCGCACTATATTTATTTATAAAATAATTTAATAACGTAATTTCACTATCAATAATATTAGTATTTATTTTATTACTAAAACTTATCATCTCATAATTATTATTCTTAATATTAAATGTCATTAAACTAATTAATTCATTACCTAAATATAAACCAATTTTTATATTAGATTTAATATATCCATGTATATCATTTTTTTCTAAATAACTTTTAATTAAATTTATATCTAAAACTTCTCTTATTTCACAATCTTTTGAATCAATTACGTTTTCAAAAATATTTAATTTACTTAATATTATAGATTTTATAATTTCATTATTATAAATCCAGTCATCTTCATAAATATGAATCAATTGAATGCCTTGTTTTTCACATTCTTCAGTTTTATTTAAATGATAATCTTTATCTTTATTTAATTCATTGTGCCACCATAAACCATTAAATTCAAATGCTAATTTCAAATTAGGTAAATAAATATCTAATTCTAAAGGATTTAAAATTTTTCTATCATTCAAAATTATCTCATCATTATAATTTTCTTTAATAAAACCTAATAATTGTAACTCTAACCCACTAACATTTTTTGAAATTGGATTGCATTCTGTACATAATATTGTTTTATTATTTATCCTATTCCACAATAATTTATAATCAATATTAAAATGATGATCTTTATGTAAATCACATTTAAATTCATATTGACCATTTGATAAATATCCAACAAATATATCTTTTCTATCTCTAATAATTTCAGATTTATATAATCCTTTATCAAAATTTTTCTTAAAACTAATAAATTGATTTTCTCTCATTTTAATAGATATTTCTGCATTTTGACTAGCATATTCTACTCCATATCTTTCTAAATTCGTTGATTTCATTTTATATGGATTTGTATAGTTAGCATCTCCATATTTTTCTAATTTACTTACATGTCCTTTTTTGTTAATTTCTTTAGATTGCTGAGGATATTCGACACCAAAATTTTTTAAACAAGTTTCTACTTTTTTATCTTTAATAATTTGAGAATTTGAAACATTTTCTACTCCATATTTTTCTAAATTTGTATTTTTTGATTTTTGTTCAGAACATTTTCTACTACAAGCATAATATGTTGTTGAATTTTTTGTGTTATAATTATATCTACTATATGAAATAATAGTTTCTTCGCCACAAACATCACATTTTGCTTTAATTTTTGATACACTTCTTGTAGGTAAATCTATTGCAAGTATAGAAATAATTTCATTTCCTCCTTTTACTTCATACCCTTTTTCTTTATAATATTTAATTTGATTATTAGATATTTTTACATCGACATACTTTGTCAAAATCATAACATTTTTTATTTTATATATAAAAATAAAAATATAAAAAAATTATATTTTTATTTATTATTTCATAAAGGAGTTCCCTCTAATTTTTTAAGCTCATTTTGTAATTTATCAAGTTCTTCATGTTTTTCCATCATCACGTTTTTCCACTTTTTTCTATCAGAATATACTTCTCTCATTACACTACTAACAACTCCTTCCTCATTCTTAAATACTGATCCATTTAAAGTTATGATATCATCAGGCTCAATTGTTAATTGATGTCCATTAAATATGGAATAATCTTTACCTTTTACTTTTTGACCTTTATATGAATCTGCAGATATGTTAAATTCTCTCATAGTAGTAGGATACAAGGAACTAAAGTCAAAACAGCATGTCCATTCTGCCATACCTCTTACAGGTTCTTTAACCCATCCTCCTTTTATAGATTCAGTTTCAGTATCTCCGTATTCACTATCTTCATTTCTAACAAGAACAATATTTTTTTGATCTCTTAATTTTTCTCTTAAAATTCCTTCTGTTAATGCAAGAGTTGAAATTGCATCTTTAATCTTAATTTTACCCAATACAGCCATGCCATAAAGTATGTCTACATATTTCATTTTTTTATGTATCTGTTGAACTAAGCAACTATCTACAGCATTATAGAATACAAATTTCTTATAGTCCTCTTTATGCAATTTTTTTAAATCTCCATCGTAATTAATTTTCTTAATTTCTTTTCCTAGTAATTTTTCAGAAGCGAAATCTAAAGATAAACTTTCCTTTACTTTAACTGATTGATCCCATTTTTTAAATAATTCCATATAATCAACTATAACCCTATGCGCTGGCATTTCTGCGTAACTTGGATTAATAGCATTAGGAGGATTAAATGGTTTATTAAGTTTTTTTGTGAATGAGGCAACCTCAGGTTCAAGTCCAATTCTTCTTGCTCTTGCAACTAAATATGTCCAGTCATAATTAATGAAATTCCAACCAGTTATTACTGGCATTTTAGGAACTAATTTGTTAAAAAAACTATGAAGCATATCATATTCAGTTTTGTACTGAACATATTTAAATTTATAATTTGTTCCAAATTTTTGAAAATGAGTATTGATATCATTACCAATTGATTCAATTTGTGCAGCATCTAAAAACTGAGTTCCAATTACCAACACTTTATCTTTATTTACTATTGATATTGTTTGTATCTCACCCTCAGCAAGTTGTGGTTGTGGTTTACCAGTATTAAGAATCTCGTTCTCAATATCAACGAAGAATATATCTGGTTCTGCATATGAATATATTTCATCTCGTTCTTCTTTATCAAAACTATCTATGAAATCATAAATGGAATACCGATTTGGGTATTTTGTATAAATCTCTTTAACATTTTCTCCTGACCATGTGACAAATCTACCACTTTTTTCTTTATCATCATCAGTAGTTTTTATAAATTTTGTTGGGCGACTCCAATTTTTATATTTTAGTTTGATCTGACCAGAACTATCTATATATGAGATAATTAGGTTATTATTTTTATATTCAGTATCTACAATCATATATTATTTTTTAATTTATTTTTTAATAAAGTTTCAATGAATTTTGATTTAGATTTTTTAATATATTTATCTAATAATTCATAAATATATGGATTTAGTGAAAAACTCACTGTAATTTTTTTTTCACTATCTAACATTTTTTTCTTCATATAATTTATATATGTTTTTATATTATTTGTTTGTTATTTTATAAATAAGATATATTCTTGTGTTATGACTTGAAATTATTTATATATAGAATAAAAATAAAAGTTATGAAAAAAGTTGAAGAAAAAAAGAGGAAAATAACAATAACATTAAGTCCTGACATACTTATATTATTAGATGATAAAACATCTAATAGATCTAATTATGTAGATAATTTATTATTAGAATATTTTAATAAATTAGGAGAAGATGTATCAAAAATAAAATTATAATAATGAGAAAATTAACTACAAATGAATTTATAGAAAAATCAAATGAGATACATAATAATAGATATGATTATTCAAATACTATTTATACTGGTTGTAAAAATGATGTCGAAATAATTTGTTCAATACACGGAAAATTTACTCAAAATGCTCAATCTCATTTAAATGGGCATGAATGTACGAAATGTTCTGGTCATTATATATATTCTAAAATAGAATTTATTGAAAAAGCTAATATTGTACATAATAAATATGACTATAGTTTAACGAATTATATAAATAGTAGAAATAAGATTAAAATAATATGTCCGATTCACGGAGAATTTATCATAAGGGCGAATAATCATTTACTTGGAATAGGATGTTCAAAATGTAGTGGAAAAAATAAAAATATATCTGAAATAATTGATGATTTTAATAAAATATATGATTATAAATATGATTATAGTTTAGTTAATAATTATAAAGATAAACATTCTATAATTAAAATAATATGTCCAATTCACGGAGAATTCGAAAAAATTGCATATGCTCATAACAATGGTCACGGATGTCCAAAATGCGGCATAAATACATTATCTACTTCTAAATTTATAGAATTATCAAAATTAAATCATAATAATAAATATGATTATAGTTTAGTTAAATATAATGGTGTTATGAATACTGTAAAAATAATATGTCCAATACATGGTATGTTTGAACAGATTAGTAGATTTCATTTAAATGGTAGTGATTGTCCAAACTGTTCAGAATCTAAAGGTGAAAAAGAAATCAGAAATTATTTAGATAATAATAATATAACTGAGAATGAATTTAATAAATTATTTAAAAAATATTATAAACAATGTTACATATATGATGCTTCTATAATGTTAGATAAATTTAATTTAAAAAATTTTAGTAGATTAAATTCTAATAATTTGGTTATATTTTTTAATGTTTTAAATGATAAAAAGAATTTATTGAAAATACATCAAAAAAGTGGAAAATTTAAAAAATTTTTATTAGATATTTATGATGTGTTAACTAACCGTTATTTTAATGATTATTATTATAAAAAAATAGATAAGAGTATTAAAATAGAAAATTTGGATAATATATTAGAAATTTATGATAAAAGATTTAAGAATGCATCAAAAACTATTAAAAATAAGTTATCTAAATTATATAGTTTAATATTAGATGAATTAAAACATGAAAATTTAATAAAAAATTAATTATAAAATTGAATCTTTTAATATTAATATATAAAAGTATAAAAATTTAAATTAAAAATGGAAGATAAAGATAAAAAACTAGAATTTATCGGTAAAGTGGTTAAAATGCCAAAAAACACTAAAGCAAAAAATGCATACAATTTTTTAGAAAACATAAAAGTTTCAAAAAGTAAATTGTGGTATATTCTTATTGAAAAAGATGAGAATAAGTTACAATGTATTAAATATAATAATAAAATGGGTGTTAATTTAACTTTATTAATAGAAGGAATGAAGAATTATTATGAAAAGGATGAGAACATTCAGAAATATATTAATGAGCTTAAAATTGAAGGTAATGATAAATTTAGTATAATTACAGCTATTCCTGATGTAGAAATTTTACCAGGTAAAAAAATGATAACGTTTTTAACAGAGAATTTAATACAGTTATTATATAAATAAAAAATTAAATATATGATAAATAATTACGATGAATATATATTAGAAAATAGAGGAATATCAAATATTATAAAACAATATACAGATATAATATTTATAGAAATTAAAAAAAATATAGAAGATAATATTTCAGATGAAATAATATTAGATTTAGATGCTCAGAATGATTTTATTTTAAAAAATATGTTAATTGATTATAAATTATCTAATAGAAATTATGGATTATTTGATTCATCTCATATTATATTTAAAGATGATATATTATATAATGTTATAATTAGAATTGAAATAGATCAAAATAAATTCAACGACGTAAAAATAAAGGAAATAATAACTCACGAATTGACTCACATTTTAGAATATTTTAGAATAAAACAAAATGATGTAAAATTAAATTTAAATATTAACGTTGATCCGAACTATATTTCAGTTCGTAAATCTATAAACTATATTAATTTTGATAATGAGTGGAATAGTTTTAAAACTCTGATTTATTTATCTTTAGATACTGAATATAACGCAAGGATTGCACAACTTTATCAATTTTTAATAGATTTTAATTCAAAAGATAGTGATTTTTTAATGAATAAATTTTTAAATAGTGAAACTTATAAATGTTACAGTTATTTAGATGAATTTAATGCAGAACTATTTTTGATAAAATTAAAAATGAATATTGGAGAAAATACATTAATATCGGAAATTAATAGATTGAATCAGGAATTAATAAATAGTGGTGTAAACAAACTTAATGGTTATAAATTTATAAAAATTGTTGATATAGATAATGTTGAAGCATATTTAAACAATTGGAAAAATTTATTTAAGAATAAAAATAAAAAACACATAAAAAAAATAAATTTGATTATCAAAGAAGTTATATCCGATGTTAAAGATAATAAAAAATGGTGTGATAATTTTGAAATTGATGAGAGTTATAAAAATAGATTATTAGAATAAATTATATAATTAAAAAATAAATTGAATTATAAATAAAATAATGATAATAAAAAATAAAATATTTAATTTAATAGTAGAGAAAGTTGGAATTGAGTTGGATATTAAAGATTTAAGTGATCAAATTTATAAATTGATTATAAATGATAAAAAATTATATTATAAATTTGATGGTAAGTTATTTGATGTTAGAATTATGCACATTAATTCAATACTGATATTTATATCAAACAATGATTCTTCATTTGATGCATCATCTTCAACATTAACTGAAAAAGGATTTGATATTATATTGAATATAAATAAGAATGATATAGAAACTAAAGTTATACATCACGAATTAAATCATGCTTTAAAATTTTATATGATAGGTAAAGAAAAATATATAGATAAAACTCGTGAATTAAAAAGTTATAAAATGAGTAGAACTTTTATTAAAAACCCAGATATTGAAGATTTTATAGATTTGGTTTATTATTCTGATTTAGAAGAAGTTGATTCTTTCATTAGTGAAGCATATTATGAAATTATGGAAAATTTTAAAAAAATTGGTAGAGTTATAACTAATATAGAATTTAATAAATATTTTAATTCATTTCACAAAGATACTTACATATATAAAATGTCTGATGTATTATATAATTATAATTTTAAAATATTAAAAAAATATAATTCTGATATGCTGGTTGTATTTTTTAATGTTTTAAATGATAAAAAAAATTTATTAATAATATCAAAAAAAAGTGGAAAATTTAAAAAATTTTTATTGAATATTATAAATTTATTTAATGATAAATATTATATGAGTTGGTATTATAGTAGAATAGATAAAAACATTAAAATTGAGAATTTAGATGAGATATTAGAAATATATGATAAAAGATTTAAAAGTGCATCAAAAACTATTAAAAATAAATTATCTAAATTATATAGTTTAATCTTGGAAGAATTAAAGAATGAAAATTTAATAAAATAAAAAATGTAGATATTAATATCTACATTTTTTATTTTCAAGGAAGTTGAGAGTAATAATCTATTTTAAAATTAGGATATAATTCTATTATATAAATAATTCATCAACACTGACTAATTTAAGTAATTCTTTTCTATTATAATTAAAATAATTCCAATCTGTTTGTAAATTATATTTTTTTGAACTAAAATTTATGTTTTCCTTATTTTTTTATAACTTCGACTCCCCAATCTGTATCTACTGTAAAATAATTTAATTCAAAAGTAGTTACTGCATTAATATAACCACAATATACATTTCCATTCCAATCACCTCCATCTTTAATCCACAAAGTTGAAAATCACCTATCATATCAGAAAAAGAAAAATAATCAAAAATGTATAATATAAGAATTCATAACAACCCTAATATCACTTAAATCTTTTGATATATAATTATCATAACAATATTGAAGAGCAGTTTTATGATGCATTGCTGTCATATTAATCTTATCGTTATTTTGTATAACTATTTCTTTAATATTTAATATATCACAAAAATCTCTTATTGTTTTTCTAAAATCATCATCAATTCCATTATTTACAATAACATAATTTATTTTTTTTACAATATTTCATTAATTGAAAATATTGTAAATATAGATGATCTAATTTATTATAATGAATAGAATATACTGTTATCATAAATTATATATTAGTTTATTATTTTGAATATTAATAAATTCATTCTTATATATTAATAATTCATTTTTAATATTTTGAATATCTAAATTTGTATATTAATTAAATAATTATTTATAATATTTCAATCTAGATTTATTTAATCTTATATTAGTCACCAAAGTAGAATATGTTAAATTTAAATCCTTTGCTGCTTGTCCTATGGTATCATAAATTTTATTAGTTAATGTATCAATAACTTTTTTTGATTTTTTGTGATTTTTACCGGATTTTTTTTCTATTTGTTCAATGGTTTGTTTTATACCAAAAAACGGAGAAGTACTTCCTGTTTTACCATACCAATAATTATTTTCTCCACTAGTTTTTAATATTCTTTCAATTGTTTGTTTTTTTCCAAAATTCGGATTTTTTTCTCCTTTATTACCAAAATTCGCATTACCTTCTCCTTTTATTTTTTCACAAAATTCTTTAGTTCTTTTTTTACCATAAGAAGGATGCAATACCCCTTTTCTATTTCTCATTTTTTCTTTTGATTCTTCACTATGCTTTCCTCTACTACCACCTGATGCCAAATTTAACATATCAAATCCGTTATTTTTATATTCATTAATATAATATATTTCTTTTTGATCTAATATATCTTGTGTAATATCATCATTAAATTCACATATTATTTCTACAATATGGTTTTCAAAACCATATTTAACTAATGAATTAAATAATTTTCTTTGTTTTTCACAATTTAGATTTTTATATTTATTAAATCTTTTTTTTAAATCCCAACTTTGTCCGATATATATTTTTCCTGATGGACTAATAATTTTATATATTCCTATGTTCATAATTATATATTAGTTTATTAGTTTATTAGTTTATTATTTTGAATATTAATAAATTCATTCTTATATATTAATAATTCTTTTTTAAGTTCATCTACATTTAGATCTGGATATCTAGTTTCTCCTATTCCACCTTTATCACTAATAGCAAAAGCAAAGTCTTTACATAAAACTACTTTTGTTGGTGGATTAAAGTGTAAGTAGCAATTAATGTAACTTTCATCGTTTACCCCAGGTTCATATGGTATTTTTTTATCTTCCAATTGATAATATCTCATAGTTTTACAAAATTCAATCATATTTTCAGATGTACCACCAAAAAAAGCACCATAAAAATACATTTGATGTAATTTAGTATCAAATGGTACATATGCTTTTGATAACGGATTTCTATCAAATCCTTTTTCATTTTTCATCCAATCTTGATCTGCATAATGCTGGCCTCCAACTAAATCTCCAATAAACCAATCTTCAATAAAATCTTTATTTACATTAGTATCAGCATCAAAATAAAATAGATAATCACTTTTTAATTTATCTTTAATTGATAATATAGATGTAAATTTTAAGTTTGTTCCATCTACCCAATTACTATTAGTCACATGAAAATATTCAACATCAATATTATCAGGTATATAATTTTTTGGATCATTATCCGAGAAAAAATAGAATGTGATATTTTTATCACCTTTGTAAAATTTCATAAATCTTTTAATAAATCTTATTCCTAACACAAAATAAGCATTTGTAGCTAATACAACTATTCCTATATTCATTTAATTTTTTATTTTTTACCAGATTATATCTTTGAAATTTTCTTCTGTCTCTTTTATTTCTTTTACATAATTATATGTACAATTATCATCATCACCGTTGAGTTCTTTATTAAATGGAGAAACTTGATATTCTATTTTACTAAAATGTGTATCACTTTTTCCAGCAATACCTGCATTATGAAAAATATAAGTTTCATTCCATCTATTTATTGAATCAGTAGCCCAACAAAAATCCAATTCTTTATTAATCTCAACTTCATGATTATAATAAACTGCATTCCATAGAACTGCCCACATATCAGATGTCCATGATTGAATAGGATGTTCAGGATTATATATACTTTCTGTTTTTTTCATATGAGAATATAAATTTTCACTATCATCATACACCTTTTTCCAATAATCAGAATTTATTCCTTTCATTAAATATTGTGCTCCTCCTGCATTTTCATCAATTGCTACAATATCTTCTGGTTTTACTTTAGATATTTCACACATCTCATTAAATAATTGTTCACTTTTACTTTTAATATACACTGTATCAATATACGATTTTGTATCACTTAAATGCCATTTTTTATCATTTATCATTTCAGTGAAATCTAATTTTTTTGTGAAAACCATATCTGGATCACAATAAAATAAAGTTTCATCATTATATTCAGGATGTTCATTAAAGAATTTTTCTAATATATGAGGTCTTAATGAAGATGGATATATTGGATTTACTCTTTCATCTTTATAAATAAAAAATTTAGATTTAATTTTTTCATTATTCATTAATGATTTTAAAATTGGACTAGGATTTGAAGATGATACTACATAAATAGTGTCTTCATCATATCCATATTTCATAAAATTATTTATTTGTACAAGAACTTGCCATAAATAATAATTGTGATCAAAAGTTGCTACTAATATTTTCATTGATTTATTTGTTTTTTTTATTGTAGGCAAAATATATAAATAGGTTTATATTTTATAAAAAAAATGACTGATTAATCAGTCATTTTAATAATTTATATAAAATTTAAATTTGTTTCTTGATCAACACCAGCGGAGGTTACTACTTTAATCATAGAAAGTCCAATATATGTAGTATTAGGTATAATTCCTTGTATTTCAGTACTAGATATAAATTTTTGAGAATCTAATACTAAATATTGAACTGTACTTCCTGTAATTATACTTACATAAACATCAGTATAATATTTAACAAAATTACTTCCAAGAATAGTAATTAATGTTCCTCCTGATACATTTACAGGACTATCTAATTTATTTATTATTGGAGATGATGATGCTTCTACATAAATTTCAAAAGGAGAATATGTACAAGATCCAGCTATTGTTGTAGCATAAATATTTATAATTTCATTAGAATCTATTGTAAATCCAGATGGTACATAAACACTTAAATGAGTATCATCTATTGTAGTTGTTTCTGCATAAGTTCCTGGATACGAAGTTCCAAAACTAATGGTACCTCCTGATAAATATGTACCATAGATATCAATAATATCATCATATTGACCATATATAGGACTTATTTTTGAAATTATTGGTGGATTTAAACCTGTATTAGGATCAACTGTAAATCCATTTAATGTATAACTTGAATTTATACTTTCTACTCTAATATCAACTGGTCCAGTCGGAATTAAATCACTTGTTGATGAAGCATTTAATATTTGAACAGTTAATCCTGATTGATTATTATAAGAAAATCTTGATAATACATTTCCAATATAAACACTCATTGATGGACTATTAATAAACCCACTACCATATAATCCAATTGAATTATTTCCTCTTTGCATATGATTAATACTAAAACTTGTTATAGTCAAACTACCAGGATTTAATACTGTATAAGAATAAGGTAATGATGATCCATATTTATTTATAACAATTACTGTATTTATACCTGGAATTACATTAGTTCCTATATAAATATAGCAACTACCTGAATCTATAGGTAAAGTATTACATATAACGCTACTAAAAGTAACTGTTAATGGTGAATCTAAATTTGTCCCTGTCATAATTACAGTATTCCCTGGATATACTGATGTCGATATACTTGATACTGTTGGAATTAATGTAGAAGTAGAGCCACAAACTGTAAATCCTGAAAATGTCATATCATTAACGCTAATTAATGTATCTCCAATTGGAGTATCTCCTGATATTGTAACTGTTAACTGTCCTGAATTTATTATGCTAATATTTGATGATTGATTAGGTCCAAAACGTACTAATAAATTATTAATATCTATAAAATTTTCGCCAAATATATTAATAGTATCTCCTAAATTTGCATATGTTGGGTAAAAATTAGTAACTATTGGAATTGTTCCGCCATTAATATTAATATTTGAAAGTAAACTTTGTCCAAAAGTTGTTTGAATATAAAATTGTGTTGATCCAGTTGGAATTATTGGAACTACTGCTGTTAACGTAGTTGAATTAATTACCGTTGTTGTTGAAATAGTAGATGCTGGATTAAAATATACAGAAGTTTGTCCAGCGATAAAATATAATCCATTAATAGTTATTGTAGAATTTATATTAGCAATTGATGGATAACTAGTAATTACAGGCTTATTTATTTGCTGATATACTTTATATTTTACGGAAGTTCCTGTTCCTAATGAAGAAGTTATTACAACATCAACTTCATTATCATAATTAGGTAAATTAGGTATTATTACGGTCAATTGATTTGAATTCACTACTGTTGTTATTCCTGTAATTCCACTAAATGACGCCACTACAGCACCAAAGAAATTTATACCATATATTGTTATAGTATCACCATTAAATGCTGATGATGTTGGATTAAAAGATATAATATTTGGCGCATTTGAATAACCTGCAAATAAATATGTTGCTCCGCTACCAGTATCATCTTTCATCCAAAATCCACCAGTTACTCCACTAGTTACTCCACTACCAACTGTTGAATCATCATAACCAAAATAAATATAACCTTCTTCAGGTGTTTCAACTTCTTCTTTAAGTATTTTTTGAATTTTTATATAGCTCATATGTAACGATTTTTCTTTTCGTTATATATAAATTTTTAAATATCATATTGCAATTCTAATATTTTATTTTTTTCGTAAAATACTATAAGTAACTTATTTGTTTCTTCAAACATTTTTTTCTCTGGTATACTCCAAATTATATTATTTTTACTTAATGATGTGTCAGATAATGTATAATATATCATATCTGAATTATAATCTCTAATATCAATATTTAAAGGTTCAACATCATCACCTTTATAAATTATTGTAAATTTATTTTCATTTTTATCATATTTAAAGAAAATATCATTTTTATTTAAATTATATTTTAAATTATATTTAGTAAAATTGAAATTATTAGGATTTTCAATGAGTTTACATTTAATAATTTTATCAGTTATCATTTTTGGCGTAATATTAGTTGAACATTCAAATTGATTATCTGTATTTTTATGTATAGGACACCAATTCCAATCTCCTGGATCAAATTGATGAGTATTAAAACAACCATTACAAACATTAAAATTATGAACATTTATATTATTAGATTTAAATTCACAGAAAGGATTAGAAAATCCAGACATCATTACTACTTTTTTACCAACAGCCCAAGCTAACCAACTTAATCCAGAACCAACTCCAATATAAAATTCACACCATTTTAATTCATTTATTCTTTGCTCAATAGGAAAATCACCAGTTTTATTTATTATATTTTTAAGAGTAGTTGACTGCTTACTTATTACCATAACTTTATAACCTTGAACATTAAGCCAATCAACTAAAATTTGCCAGCCTTTGTTGCTATCTTTACAAGGGTAATGCCAGTGTTTTGCATTCGCAGTAGAAAATTGTCCAATACAAACATATTTTTCTTTAATTGGTCTAACTCCTTCAGGAATTTCAATTTTTGGTACAATTTCTTTATATTCTAATCCAAGAATATCACATGCTGTTTTTTGCAAAGGAATAGTTTTATAATCAATTGGATTTTTATTTCTATCAAATGGTAAATACCATCCTATTTTATATTTAGCATATAAATCGTTAATATTTGATTGACCAGGCTTTAAAAATGTAATTTCAGGATATTGATTTATAAACCAATTATTCCAAAATGTAGAACAATAAACTTTACAGTTATGAATTTTTCTAAATTCTTCTATATATGGAAACCACGCTAATGTATCACCAATAGATTTACTTTCTAATGTTATTAATACATTTCTATTTGTTAAATCAAAATTATGATTAATTACTAATTTATTATTATGATAAATGTTAATTTTATATTCTTTATAACATTCATTATTTGTTTTACACCAATTATTATTATTTATTAAATTTTTATATATGACTTCTTTGGTATTTTTATCTAATATCTCAACATAAAATTCTGATTTTTTTGTACCAAGAATTTCAACTTTTGCACCTTCAATAAAATCAATATTATATTCATATTGAGCATCAATTGAATTTTGTTTTATTTTATCTATATTAAGTACTTCTTTATATTCATTTATTAATATATCTTCAAATGTATCATTATCATCTATAAGTTTTATATTAAAATTATCTAATATTCTTTTAGCATCTTTATCAACATCTCTTGTAAGATATTTTATATTTTTATAAGAATCATAAGTATCTAAATATGTACTAAGATTATTTAAATATATCGGTAAATCATAAGATGTTGCTTCTTTTACTGCTAACGGATTTAATTCATTTATAGATGAATGTATAAGTAAATTTGATGCCTGATAAAATAAATCAATATCATCTCTTTCACCGTGAATAATACAATTATTTGGTTTATTTTCTAATAAAGGTTTCCAATAATCTGAAAAATTATCAGCTTGATTACCTACAAAATGAAATTGTATTTTATATTTTTCTAATCTTCTTGCTATTTCAAATACATAACCTTGATTTTTACCTGATGTGAATAATCCAACATTCAAAACATGAAAATATTCAGGATCAAAATTTAATTTTTTAATAGCATATCCTTGATTTTTTTTTAATTTATTCATTGGATATTCAACCACAGATGAAGGAATATTAAATTTTTCATATTGTAATTGTGAAAATTTAGATACGAATAAAAATTTATCAGGAAAATATACTTTCTTATTTACATCAAATGTTGATGTGTGAGTAGTTTCAATAATTTTATATGGTCTATCATTCCTATATAACCAATCTGAATGTTCTTCCCTCATTCCATCATTGAACAGTTCAGGAATTTCTTCCATATGAATGATATCAGGATTAATATTTTCAATTATTTCTTGAAATTTGTCTCTAACACTTTCATCTTTATCCCATGTATTACCTAATGATATAAATCTATCTCCTAATAATTCTATTATTTTATTTCGTTGTACAACAAAACTCCAAGAAATTTGTCTATATTCTATAAGATATACTTCATTATTTTTTATTAAATATTCAACTCTTTTTAAAGATACAGAAGGCATTCCTCCAGTACTAACATGAGGTAAAATTAACAATATTCTCATTATAAATTATTTTTTTCTCTTTTTATAAGTTTATATCCCAAAAAATGTTTACATATAAAGAAATATAAACTGCAATCTAATTTTTTTATTATTTCACTTTTTTTATTAAATATTAATATTTCTCCATTAGGAGATTCAATAGTATAAATATAATATTCATCATCTTCTTTATTTATTATTATTTCTTTTTTATTTATTATTTCTTTTCTTATAAGTTTATATCCTTTATATTTTTTTAATGTAAAAAATCCCATGCTACATCCAATATATTCAATTACTTCTTTTCTACTATTAAATATTAATTCTTTTTTATCTGGTGTTTCAATATAATATCTAGTTGCAGCAGGATTATTAATACCTACATTTTTACCTTTTCTTATTTCACTCCAATGTTTTTTAGTTTCTTCTGAATGAGTTTTACCGTAAAAAGTAGATTTTTCCCCATATCTATCTAATTCTTTTGCTGCATTTTTTATTTTTTCTATTGTTTCATTTGATTTATTTTTGCCTGGATTAGCATTAGTTTTCCATAATTTTCTAAGTCTTTCTTTTTCAAAATTAGACATTTTTTGAAGTTTTCTTTTTTCTTTAATTATAGCTCTAGTTTCTTCTGTATGATGTTTACCAAAAAATGGATGATTTTCACCTTTCATTGTTCTATATGTTTTTCCTCCTTCACAAATATTATAAGCTATTTTTTTATTTGTTGCATTAAGTTCTTTTATCCAAAATATTTCTCTTTCATCCATATGTTTTTCATCAGTACAATATTCTATTATCTCTTTTTTAAAATTTTCTTTACCATATTTTTTTATTGCAAATGTAATTAATTTACCAGAACCATAATATTTAGGATTATCATTAAAATCTTGCCCAATATAAAATTTATTATTAATGAGATTTGTAGTTTTATATATTATCATAATTTTTTTATTAATATATATAAAAAATGAACCGCCCGTCGTGAAATTGGTAGTTAGATTTACATTATATTCTCATATTATAAATTATTTATTTTTTATGTAATTTTTTATTATATTTTTTATAATAAGTTTAAACTTTTTATTTATTTTGTTATAGATATAAACAAAAAAATATAGTTATGGAAAATTTGAAATTTGAATTCACAGTAGAAGAAGTAAATTTAATATTGGGTGCATTATCTGAAATGCCTTATAAAGTAGTAAATACTCTTTTATTAAAAGTTACTAAGGAAGCTAATGATCAAGTAAACGCACAAAACATTGCTAATGCACCAAAAGAACAAGCTTCAATTCAATAATTAAAAAATTTTGATCGTTTTATTGATAAGATGACCAAATTTTTTAATTTTAAAAAACTCATAAATATTTTTATGAGTTTTTTTGTTTATATCAATTGTTATATGTATCTTTGTACTCAAATTTAAAACATTTATATATTATGATTGAAAATGCAAATATTTCAGTACACCAAATTAATACAGTTACAGGAGATTTAATCGGTAATACCAGAAAAATTTTAAATTGTTTAAAGTTGGATAAAAATCATGCTAGTTATGATGATAATGTAGATATATCAGTGTTTCCAGAAACAGCTATTAGTGGATATTGCTGTGGTTCTCTTTGGGATAGAGAGGATTTTATTCGTGACCAAATTTCAAGGTTGAAAAAAATTGAAGAATATAGAAAAGAATTAGGATTGTGTGGAATAATTGTAATTGGATTTGTATCATCTCATGGTATAAATAGAAATGGATTTCCAATTTTAAAAAATTCAGTAGCTGTAATTGATGATAATGGAATTCGTACATATGATAAACAATTATTAGCTGATACAGACCATCATGAAGATAGAAAATATTTTACAGAAGGAACTGAAACTAAAGTGTTCGAAGTTAATTTACCAAGTATTGGTAAAACCATTATAGGTACACCAATTTGTGAAGATGCTTGGTTTATGAATCATAGTAGAGATATTTCACGAGAAATGGTTGATATGGGTGCTGAAATTTTGATTATACCTAATCAATCTTATTTTTATTATGGAAAGCAAAAAATTAGAAAAAATTTATTTTCTAAAATTGCCAAAAATAATATGGTTCCAGTTATTTCAGTAAATTCAGTTGGTTGCGGTGATATAGTTAAAAATATTATAATTTATGATGGTGCTTCTCTTGTATATAATAGTTATGGAAGATTAGTTAAAGAACTTCCTAAATTTGAAGAAAAAACTGAAACATTCAGATTAAAAGATTGTGAACCAATATTAGGCAGTAATGATAGTAAATATAAAGAAATAACTGAAGCTATTATATTTGAGCAGAAAGAATTTTTTAAATTATCAGGTATTGAAAATGCTCAGGTTCATGTATCTGGCGGACTTGATTCGTCTATTGTAGCAGCATTGGTTTATCGTGCTATGGGCAAAGAACACACTATATTCATTTCAAATCCATCTTCATTGAATACTAAATCTAAAAGTTATGTAAATCAATTAGATGAAAAATTAGGAATGATTACATATTGGCAACCTATTCAATCAACAGTTGATGAAATATTAAATGTAGATGATGTACATATGAAAAATGCGCCTAAACTAAGTGATACGGGTAAAGCTTCAATACATGCAGTATTAAGAACTGTATTAGGTTTAGAAGATACTCATAGATTTAAAAGTGGTATCGTTTCAACAGGCAATCAAACAGAAATAGTGCTTTCTTGGTCTTCCTTTCATGACATTGGAAGTATTGGCGTTCATGCTATTATTGGAGATTTAACTAAAGTTGAATTATATGAATTATCTGAATATATTAATAAAGAATTATATAATGATGAAATAGTACCATATGATTTATATAATGGTAAATTTAAACCCGCTGCAGAATTACCTGATGCAAATGAAGATCCAATTGATTATTGGGTACAAAGTGGTATATGTGCTTCATTAATACGTGATAGAAAAACAAGAGATGATTTAATTTTAGATTATAAAAATAAATCTTTGAATATTGATTATTTTCCTAAAATGGATGAAGTATATAAATATGACATTAAACAATGGGATGAGCAAGTCAATTTTGCAGTTAATAAAATGAAAATTTCAGTTTATAAAGCTGCTCAAAGTTCACCAATTGTTATTATTAGTCCACGTAGTAGAGGATTTAGTAATCGTGAAACATTAATCAATAAATATAAATCTATTAATAATATATCATTAGATTAAAAATTATTTATAATAAAGCTATTGCAACCGTCCAAAACGCAATCCATTCTAGTATATACATCCATTGAGGTAATTTTTTATTAAGTAAGTATAATATTACTGCACTTACTGCGGTAATAATAACTAAATAATATAAATGATAGAAAAATATTAATGATAGTTGACTTAATACTACTGCTCCTAACGCACTATATTGATGCATATTTGCTGTAAAACTATCAAGTCTGAATGCTGACGCTATGCCTACAAAACAAATTAACCCACAAGCAAAAAACATAAATCCATCGGTTACTAAGAATAAGGTTGGTATTGCATATCCTAAGCAAAATAAAAGAAATAATGAATTATATTTAATAGGTAAAGTTAATACTACATTATTATTCCATTTTATTTTTATATATTCATCAGGTAAACTGTAGTAGCTTGCTGATATCGAATTTAACCATCCATATTTTAAAAGAATGAATAAATTGTAAAGTACAAAAACTGAAATCATTGTTATCCACATAATATATTATTGTTTTTTATACGCTCGTAATCGTCTCCCAACCTGTTGCACCACCAATTCTCATCTTATTCAAGGTAGTATCGAAATACATTCCACCTTTAACATATGCTGGTGCTGCTGCAGTAGTTGCTTGTTGTGGCATTATTACTCCCTGAACTACTAAACTACCAGTTGCTCCAACATACGCTTTTTCAACCCCATTATTTCTGAATGAAAATAACTTAGCTGTTGCATTTGCTAAAGCACTTGATGTATCTGTAAATGCTCCTACTGCACTCGCTCCATCAACTACACGAGGATCAATTCTAAATCTTTCAGTAGATACTATTGTACCTGAAATTAATGCTCCTGAAACTGATGTACAGTTGGTTGGGTTATCAGTTATATTTAATAAATTACCACTTACTGCATATGTGGAGTTACCATCAACACGTCTTGACATTATAAGTACAGAACCAGTATTGTTTTGGGTTAATTTATCTACCCCATCACCTATATACATTGCTCCACCAGATGAATTTGTTGATATACCAATAAATCCAACTCCAGTTGTTGATATACCGCCTAATCCATAAGAACTACTTGATTGTCCATAAACTCCATAATTATTTGTAGAGTTTCCATTAACTCCAGCACTATTTGTAGAGATTCCTTGAACTCCATAACTATTTGTAGAGTTTCCATTAACTCCAGTACTATTTGTAGAGTTTCCGTAAACTCCATAACTATTTGTAGAGATTCCATAAACTCCACCACTATTTGTAGAGATTCCTTGAACTCCATAACTATTTGTAGAGCTTCCATAAACTCCAACATAATTTGTAGAGGTTACATAAATACCCCTTGGAGTCTGTCCATAAATAATATATCTTCCTAAACCTGTATTTATTGTCCAATCTCCACTCGCAGGAGTTACAACATTTGTCGTACTTAAAGAATTAGAATTTCTATCAACTGTAATTGAACCTCCTCCTGTTACCGATGCACTTCTTTCAACTACTAACCAATATGAAGTACCATTAACCATCGTATAGTCTCCACCAAACAAGTATTCAACATAAGAAGTCGTTAATGTGCCCATTTTAACCTGATCAGAAGTGTATAATAAAGCATTTGGGGCTGTACCTGTATCTGAATATAATTTAAGTCTAATATAATCTGTTGTATTTGTAACAGTACCTATTTTCTTCAATCTAACTGATAACGAACCCATTGTGTTTGCAGCACTTGCGGTAAATTTCCAGGCATAGTATTGATTTAAAAGTGGTTCATCATTACCTGTAGATACTATATCTTGTTGAAGATTAGTAGCATTCATCACCACGTTTAATCCATAAACAGTGCGTTGATTCTGAGTTTGAGTATTATCTAAGAAATGTAAAGGAGTTGTATATCCGCCAATACCAGTATTACCCTGTAAAATAGTTTTAGTAATTAATGTATTACCTAATGTTACTGAGTTACTTCCATTACCAGTTGCGTTATATCCAATTACTATTTCATTTGAATTGCCATCAGCAGATGCCATTGTATTTGCTCCAATATAGACAGAATTATAAGAATTGATATTAGTTGTTACCCCTCCAGTTATATAACGACCAGATATATAACCAATAGCAGTATTATATGAAGATACAATATTACTTATCGATGAATAGCCAACAGCAGTATTGTATGATCCAACTGAATTTGAACTAAGAGAATTACCACCTAATGCAGTATTATAAAAACCAGTAGTATTTAAATTAATAGAATTAATTCCTATCGCAGTGTTATAATATCCAGTAGAATTTGAACTAAGCGCGCTTGCTCCAATGCCTGTATTATAATACCCAGCTGTGTTAGTGACAAGAACACTTATACCAACTGCTGTGTTATAATAACCAATAGAATTATTTTGTAGAGTTGCATTACCAATTGATGTATTGGCATAACCGACAGTATTGCTTAAAAGGGAATTAAAACCTATAGAGATATTAGAAAATCCAGCTGTATTCGCTTGCATAGCACTACCACCAATTGCAACATTATTAAATCCAGTTGAATTTATCGGTAACGCTCCAGATCCAAGTGAAGTATTATTAATACCTGTTGTATTATATCTTCCAGAGTTTTTACCTATGAATAAATTTACTGAAGTATTTAAAGAACTACGAATTTCTAATGTATTAGCAGAAGAACTATCTTGAATAACATAAATAGGAGAATATGATGCAATTAATTTAATTGAAAGTATTATTGTGCCATTAAAATCAGTCGTTGGAGCAATAGTTAATGTTCCTACTGTTGCAGCTTTAGGACCATATGAGCCTGTTGCTGAATAAGTATAAGATGTAACTCCGCCGAATGTAATCGTAAATGTTCCTGTCGTCCTATTTGTTACTGTATAAGTTATTTGGTATAAATTACCAACCACTGGAACCAATGTAGAATCAGTTAATGCTGTTGTATTTCCAGTTGAGTGTGTGTATCCACCAGCATAAGTTCCAGACCAACCAGTTTGAGTTGCAGTTCCAGTTGCATCGTTCGATACCCAAGTTGCCGTAATATAAAAGTTATTAACATCAATATATGTTATTGTGTATGTACCATTATAATTAGTAGTTCCTGATATTACAACATTAGTTGTTGTTCCAGCTGGAAATCCATGAGCATTTGAAGTTACTTCAACTGTTCCAGCAACAGTAGATCCATAATTTGCAAAAGCAGTTATGCTTTTAGTTGTTGCTAATCCCCAAGTATCTCCAGAAGCTGTTAATTCAGTTCCTAACGTAGCAGATTCTAATGCGGTTGTAGATTTTTGAGTAAGCATAGACGTTGGAGTTACTCCAATACCTACGTTCCCTGAACTATCAATAGAAATTCTTTCAACTCCTACGGTACTCAACCCCATAGAAGTAAATGCACTTGAGTTAGCAAGTACAAGTTTTGCTCCATTCCTAGTTAGAGCTTGATTAGAAGCTAATAGAAGTCCATAATTGGTATTTAAAACATTTATGTGCCCATTATTTACTTCAAGTAATTGTCCAGGAGTAGTTGTTCCAATTCCAACATTTCCATTTGCTAAAACTTTAATACCAGTTGTACCTCCACCAGTTAACAATCCACCAGTTATTAAATTTCCACCTTGAACTTCTTTTAACGAAAACGTACCCAATGTGAATGTCTGTCCTGATACCAAAGTAGAAGTAATAACAAAATCAGTAGGTGTAGTAGCTGCTTTAAAATAAGTAGTTTGTGCTCCAGCTGTTATAGTAAGAGAAGTTGTTGATCCGCCAAAAGATGTTGTTATTGATGCAGATGGAGTTCCAGAAATAGCTGATACTGTATAAACAAATTTATACCATCTATATCCTACTCCTGCAACTGTTAAATTAGCATTCGTTTGTGTAAGAGTTGAAGCAGTTCCACCAGAAAAAGTCCAAGTTGCGTTATTAGATACTAAAGTACAATCATTTGTTGCAGTCCAAGAAGTTCCACCAGATAACGTACCATTAGTTAAGCTTTCAGAACCTAAAGTTGTTGGATCAATAATATTTTGTGAACCACCCCAAACTGATAATTTTTGGTCTGGAGTGGTAGCTCCAATCCCGACGTTGCCATTATTTAAGATAACCATCACATCACCATCAACTGAACTTGTAATATTGAAATAATCAATTATTCCACTTTTATAAATATTAAATCTTGCGTTAGGGGTTGATGAAGTTCCAAATCCTACATTTCCACTACTTCTAATTTGCATTATCTTAGTAGAGCCTTGATTAATGAATAATCCACTACTACCATTAGCAGAACCGATATCAAAATATGAACCACCAGTATTAATGTCTCTAATCCTTAAAATTGAATTAATAGATATATTTGCAGAGTTACTTATTTCTAATAACGTTCCTGGAGTAGTAGTTCCAATCCCGACATTACCTCCAGATTTTATTCTTAAATTTTCTACATTGTTAGTTCCAAATATAAGGTCAGAACTTCCAACCGTACCAATAGTTAAATTTCTAAGAGTGCCACCTACTCCATTTAAATTATTAAATAAATAATTAGATGTACTTCTTGCAAATCCAAATAAAGTATTAGTATTAGTATCGGCTGGCGTTGAAAATGCCATATATTCATTTTTATTATTATTAAAAATGGCAAATCTAAAATCAGAGGCTGTTCCTGAATTAGAATTATACATTTGAACACCAGATGACCCTGTCGCGTTATCAGCAATTAAAACTTTAGCCGTACCAGTTCCTCCTCCATAATCAGAAGGTGTACCAAAACCTCCAATATCAACTGACGCATTAGGATTATTTGTAGTAATACCTAAATAGTGATGAACAGAATCAACAAACAGAGTATTTGTATCTACTGTTAAATTATTAACACCTAAGTTTATTGTATTTGTATTTCCTGTGACTGGAATATAAGTAGAAGTGTCATAACTAATAGTTCCTGATGTGCTTTTTACAAATCCAGTTCCGCTTAATGCAACTTGTCTTGAAGTATCAACTGGATGAACATGTGCTCCATCAGCCCATTTACCACTTGCTCCAATTGCAGCAATTCCATTTATTAAAGGAGTTGTTGTAGCTACAACAGGAACTGATCCAATTGTTATATAATTAGATGGGTTAGTTGCGTTATAAGGAGTAAATCCTAAAGCCGTTGTAATATCACCACTTAAAAAAGCACGTGTTTTTAATGAATAAGTTGCAGCATCATAGTAAGTAAATTGTGTATCTGTAGGTGTTTCTTGAATAGCTGCTAATTTCAATAAACTACCTACGTCTCCAACTCTTGCAAAGCCTTTATTATCAAAGACTAATTGACCATCATTAGATCCGTCATATAATTTAGCTGTAAATCCTGCATATTGTCCATCAGGTAATCCAGAAGTTGCTCCACTTCTCAAATAAATATAATCTTTAGTAGTGTATATTTGTTCTGTATGAGTTTCATATGTTGATCCTGATTGAATAATATTTCCATCAATATGAAATGACCCACCATTATCTGTATAGACAAAAGGAGTTGTACCATTTGGTTGAAATAATTGATAATGACTATGACCAGTATTTGAATATGTAGTTATATCAATAGTTCCATCAGCCTTTAAAAATTGATTAGATGTACCACCAGATTTAATAATTGAACTAGCTGTTAAATTATTATATCCTAAGTCTATATTTGATGTAGATCCAGTATAAGGTACATAATTATTTATAATATTCTGTGTTAATCCTGTAATTAAATTATTTAAAAATGTGTCTCCTGAAATTCTATTAAATGTTTCACCTGTTAATAAATTATAATTATCCGTAACTGTTGATGTCAATCCAGTAATTAAATTATTTAATATTGTGTCTCCGCTTATTCTATCAAATGTTTCACCTGTTAATAATTCATTTAAAAAAGTGTCTCCGCTTATTCTATCAAATGTTTCACCAGTTAGTAAATTATTCAATAATGTATCTCCTGAAATTCTATTATTAATTTCATTATTCATTTGATTTTGAGCATTTATTGATAACTCTTCAATTAAATCATTTAATACTGTATCTCCACTTATTCTATTAAATGTTTCACCTGTTAATAAATTATAATTATTATTAACTGTTGAAGTTAATCCTGTAATTAAATCATTTAATACTGTGTCTCCAGAAATTCTATCAAATGTTTCACCAGTTAATAATTCAGTTAAAAATGTATCTCCTGAAATTCTATCAAATGTTTCACCTGTTAATAATTCATTTAAAAATGTATCACCTGATAATCTATCAAATGTTTCACCTGTTAATAAATTATTCAAATATGTATCACCACTTATTCTATCAAATGTTTCACCAGTAAATAAATTAAAATCAGTATATGATGTTGAATCAATAGATCCATCAGCTTTTAAAAATTGAGTTGAAGTTCCTCCTGTTACAGATATTGTATTTGAAATAATATTTCCAATTACTGTTGTATTACCTGTTATATTAACATTACCATTTATATCTAATGTATTACCATCATATGTTAGTCCTGTATAACCAATTATTGAATTATTATTATATAATAATACTTGATTATTACTTACATTTTGAGTATCTAACATTTTTTTATTAGAGAAAAATAACGGAGTAATATCTAATATAGGATTTTCGGTATTTAATATGAAATAACTATCATTATATGTATCTCCTGATAAAATATAAATGTTAATTCCAGCAAATATATCATCACTTGTAGAAAAATCATTTGCTCGTAATAAAACGCCATCAGAACCTGTACCAACATTTGAAACAATATAAATACCATTATCTATCTGATCTATCTGATTTATGACTAATATTCTATCATTTAAATTTAAAGATACTCCATCAATTACATTAGTTGACCCTGTTAAATTTACATTTTCTAATGTCGCAACGATACAAGGTTTTTTAAAACTTAATCCTTTTAATCTATCATTCGCATCTAATCTTGTACTCATTATTTTTAATTTATTTTTATTTATATTATATATAAAATTATGTTATTGATAATTTATGTTATTGATAATTTATGTTATTGATAATTTATGTTATTGATATTATCAAACCATTAACAATATTTAATGTTTTTATTGTTCCATAATTATCAACAACAATATTTTGATTAATAGTAATTCCATTATGATAATTTGTGCCTATACTACCAAACAATCTTAAAATATAATTATATTTAGGCGGAATTTTAATAAATGTTAAAGTTAATCCAGAGATATAATAGTCATTATTATATGTTTGTAATTGTCCATCTACATAAAACATATGATTTTCACTTACAATTTCATTTGATAATATAAAATTTTTATTTACTCCATCTTGAATTCCAGAAATATCAATTTCGTTTATAATATCTCCATTTATACCTGATGTACCATTTGTTCCAGAACTACCTGATGAACCTGAACTACCTGATGACCCTGAACTACCTGATGACCCTGATGATCCGCTTGTACCGTTTGTTCCTGATGTACCAAAAACACCGCCATGCTGAGTAATAAACAATCTTAAAATATCACTCTCTTTAGGAGGATTTTTAATAAATGTTAAAGTTAATCCAGAAACATAATAATCGTTATTATATGTTTGTAATTGACCATCAACATAAAACATATGATTTTCACTAATACCACTTGATGATATAAAATTCTTATTTATACCATCTTGAATTCCAGTAATTGTAATTTCAAGAGACTCACTACCAGAAGCTCCTGATGTTCCATCTGTTCCTGATGTTCCATCTGTTCCTGATGTACCAAAAACACCGCCATGCTGTGTGATGAATAATCTTAAAATATCACTTTCTTTAGGTGGTATTTTAATAAATGTTAAAGTTAATCCAGAAACATAATAATCGTTATTATATGTTTGTAATTGACCATCAACATAAAACATGTGGATATAACTGACTCCGCTAGATAATATAAAATTCTTATTTATACCATCTTGAACTCCAGTAATTGTAAGTTCAAGAGTTTCACTACCAGAAGCTCCTGATGTACCATTTTCTCCATCTATTCCTGATGTGCCACTTGTTCCTTGAGTATTACCAGAATAATTCCAATCTGTATCCGAAGTTAAAATTATATTTGTTAAACCACTTGTGATTACACCTTTAATTATAGAATATCTAGCGATATTTTGCCCAATGGCAACAGCAGTAAAATCTACATCAGTGTTTGGTATTCTACCTTCTTGAGTATTACCAGAATAATCAAAATCATAATAAATTGAGGTTCTTCCAGATATATATCCTGTTATTGGATGTCCATTAGAATCATTAATAAGTGTAGCATTTATACTTCCAAAATTATCTGAAAAATAAAGCCAATATTTACTGGTCAAATCTGCTATTAACGAATTATTTGGAAGTATTACTCCAGTTGACATTAAACTTAATTTTTTATTATATATTAAAAAAAGAAGATCAAAATTTTAATATATAATTCTATATTTTTTTATTAATATATAGAATATAAAAAATAAATAATTAATATGGATTTATTTAACAATAAAGAGAATGATATTTTAAAATTTAAAATAAATAGTGATGGCATTAACGTAAATGATGTTGAGCCAAGATTAATATTAATGACAAAAGAAAATAAAAATGTTCTTTTAATAGGTAAGATTGAAAATGATATTTGTAGATTTGAAATTCCTAAATTGAGTCTATATGAAAAAGGTGATAATGGAAAAATAAAATTTGAAATTATATCAGAAGATTTATATTTTCCAGTGTGGCAAGATAATTTTGAAATAAAAAGTAAAGCTTCTATTAAAATAGAAGAAATGGTATCTGAAATTCAAAAACCTTCAAATAAACCAAGAATATCTGTATCAGAAACAAAATTTGAAAATAAACCAATTGTTGAAAAAAAAGTTGAAAAAAAAGTTGAAAAAGTAGTCGAGAAAAATGACACAATCTCAAAATTGGAAGCAGCTTTTGAGAAAAAAATAGAAATTGTTGAAGAAGATGTTGATGAAGAAACAGAAAAATCTAAAAAAGAAGAAAAAGTAGTTTCCAGTATAATGAAATTTGATTCATTTAAATAACTTAAATATTTATAAAAAAAGATGTAATATAAATTACATCTTTTTTATTTTATTATTTCTACTGTGAATTTTTTATTTGTTTTTAATAATATTTCTGCTTCAATATGTTCTTTTAATAATTTAACTTCAATTTTTTTAAATGCTTTTAATTTTGCTCCTTTCCAATCAACAAACACTTTTATGTAGTCAATTTCTTCTTCTTTATGCTTTCTAAGTTCATCATAGAATGCTTCATCATTATCATATGAATGAACAACATTAGCACTCGATCCTCCTCTTTTTCTAAATATTATTTGATACTTAATTTGTATCATTCCTTTTGTAATATTAGAAATATTCAATAAACCTTTAGTTACTAAATTTGTTGTTATGTGATTAATCATAATAAGAATTAATTTTTAACTACTTTATAATCAATTAATAATCCATTATCATCATAAGCCGCATTCATTGTATAATTAGCAAAACTATTAACATTATTATTACAATCAGTTTTAGTATTAAATAATTTTATTGTAACTGATGTCAATCTAAAATCATCATCATAAACATGATTACTTAATCTATAATTTTGCTGTGATAATCCTAATATATGTTTAACATCAAATGAAATATCTATGATAGTATTATTCATATCTGATAATGTTTCTGTAATACCAGTTAAACTATCAATACTAGGTATATCAGAATTTTTTGATAATATTGTAGAATTTATATTTAGATAAGGAATATCATAATCATCTGAATATAAATTATCTTGTATTGCTACATTTAAATTTTCTATTTTAACTATCCAATTATTAGTTAAAAAAAAGTAGCTTGGAGCATTTTGATTTAATGTAGTTGGATCACCACCAAATGATCTGAATGCAGCTAGCCATTTAGAATTATCTCCTTCTAATACCCATTGCTTCCATTCTAAATATAAATCAGTTTTAACATCAATACTTGTTACTCCACTATTTATAGTTATTATTTTTGCTGATCCATCAAAAGTTACTTTACTCATTTATTTATTTAATTTTTACTAATTTATATATTTATTTTATTAGGTCAATAATATTAATAAATATTAGAATTATAATTATTTGGATCATAAACAGCATCTACAAGAAAATAATAAACAATCTCATAATTTGTACTATTTATTAAAGATAATTTTATGCAATAATAACCTGGTATAGAAATTTCTTGATACTCATTATTATTTAATAAATTTGATCCTATAATTAAAACATTTATCATATATTTATTGATACAATAATCAATATTATCAATCACATAGCATATACAATTATAAATTATATCAACTTTATTAATTATATTTTTATCAAATTCAAAAAGATTAAATGTTACGCCAGAATAAATATTAATTCCTGATGTTATACCAGTTGCTCCAGAAAAATCAATAGTATTTCCTGTCAATCCTGAATTAAAAATATTACAATTAAATATTATTTCAGGAGAACTATCATTTACAACAATATTATAAATATATGATGTAGTTATATTTCCAACAGAATCTGAAATTGAAATATATATAAAATATTGTCCATATTTTGTTAATTCATATAATTGTATATTTGTACCTTTCTCATATAACTCAAAAGTTATATTATCTAATGGTATATTCACTGAAATGCAACCAGTTATTCCACTAATGAATAGATGTTTTAAACTATTTAATGTCCAACCTGTAACACTATCATGATATAAATGCAAATATGCATTATGTGGTACAGTAGTTCCACTACCAATCCAAGTAGTTCCACTTATAGGAGAATTATAATATATAATAGTCATTTATAATTAATTTTTATTTTTAACAATTTATATTATTACCACTATCGTATGTTTCTGTTGTAGTTAAATATCTACAATTACCATCTGTATATGATGAATACGCGAATATTATTCTAAAATATGCTTGTTCATAATCAGATTGAGTTAAAAATTTAATAGTATAATAAGTTGATGTAGTGTTTATGTAAATGTAATATAATGATGTATCTGAATTTATTGATATAATAGTATTATATGGAATTATATATTGTGTAATTGTATAACCTGTACTTATTATTGAAGATGTAATTCCAGTAATAATAAATTCAGTAGATCCTGTTGTTAATCCAGTATAAGAATAACATTCAACTTGATTTGTTATAATGTCACTATAATACAAATTTGATATCGTTACTGCACTACTTGGTGGTTGAACTATTGGAGCTTCAATATTAGCTTGCATTACATCTAAAACTACATCATAATCTAATGGATTATTCAAATAAATTTGTCCTAATTTATTTGGAAATGAGCCATTTAAAAGCAATAATCTTCCAATTGGATATGTTATACCTGAATTAGAATCATAATAGTAATTAATATTATATGTACTTGGTTCATAATAATAATATGGATCATACGCATCTTCATTCTCATTATCATAATTACCATTATATGTAACTTTTAATAATAAAAAAGTAGATTCTTCAATTATACCATAATTTAATAAAAAATCTTCAGTATAAGAAGGTAATACTATTCTTGATGTATAACATGAATCATACGGTATTGCAATATCACTGAGACTCATAACAGAAGATGTTTGAGGTCCATCTGATGTTCTAAAATCTCTACCCCAATTTTTTATTTCTCTTTTTGTTTTACCATAAAGACTATTACTTGTTATTTTTGCCATATTTATATTATATTTTATCCCAGATACCAGTACCTGCATCAATTAGCACGACTACTTCATATTGAGTATTTAATACATATGAATTTAAACCATCAATCAAATCTGTATCTTGTGTTAAAATAGTTATAACTCCGTTTAATATATTTTTGATTGTTAATACATTTCCTGTACCAGTTGCTAACGGTAAATATAATGAATATGTAGAACCTGATTCTGTTGTACCAGAACATCTTATATATTCATCATCTGTTTTTCCAGAATATGTACTTGATATATTTGTTATAGCATAATGTATTTGATAATCAGCAGGTATATCATCATCTTCATCAAATTCAGAATCAACTGTTGCTTCTAATACATCTAATGTTACGTCATAATCTAATGGATTTGTCACATAAATTTGTGGTATTCTTTCATCAGAAGAACCTGTCATTATTAATAATCTATTTAATGGTCTAAGAATAGGATCATTTTCAAAATAATAATTTATATTATATTTTTCTTGTTCATATGTATAATATGGATCAGATAAACTATCATAAGTTACTTTTATCATTAAGAATGTAACAGCCTTACCAATAAATCCGTAAAGCATTTTATTAGATTCACCAGCTTTTAAAACTATTCTCGATCTATATTGAGATTCATATGGAATAGCCAAATCTTCTAAGCTTAATTTTTCAATTATATTTGGACCTTCAACTGCAATAAATGAGCAATTCCAGTTCTTTATTGTTTTTTCTGTTGGATTAATAAGATCATTAGGGGTGATTATAGCCATAAAAAAATGTTTTCTCTTATATATAAAATTTATCATTCAAAATTTTATATAAACTTATATAATTATATTAACTATAATAAATAAAAAATATGCTAGATAGGTTTAAAAATTTTGAAAAATATAGAAATTTTAATGAAGAAGCAGATTATTTTCACAATCATTTTTATTTAGCTATGAAGGAGGGATTAATTCATTCTGTTGATTATGACTTTTTTTGTGAAAAATTAGATAATTTAATAAAATCATATAATATTAAATATGAAATAAAAAAATTAGAAGGATATATTTCATTATCAATTGATATTTCAAATGTAAATAAAAAACAATTTAATAAAGAATTGACTAGTTTTATGCATAATATGGGATATTTTAAACCTAGTATAATTGATAATAATGGATTAGAAATAAAAAGTATAATGATATCAAAAGATACAATATTTAATATAACATTTCAAAAAAGATTTGATGTACCTGATGGAACACCTGATATATTATATCATGCAACAACAAAATATTATTACGAAAAAATTAAAAAAATAGGATTAGTTCCTAAATCTCAAAATATGATATCTAATGATGTAGATAGAGTATATTTAACTGACAATTTGTCAGATGCTAAAGAATTTTGTGCAGAAAAAAGAAAATTTTTTAAAAATAAATATGATAAGACAGAATTATTCAATATGAATATCGACGAATGGGTAATATTAGAAGTTGATATTTCTTCTATTCCTGATTTTAAATTATATAAAGACCCTAAAATGAAAAATTCTTATTATACATATGAATCAATATTAAGTTATGCAATAAGAGTAAAAGAAAGAGTTAATTTTTAAAAAATATATTATAATTAAATTTTTTATATATAAGAGAAATATAAAATAATTAAAAATGAGATATATTTACACTCCTAAATTTGATGGTACTTTTACAATGAGTTGGTTAGGTACTCCAACGTATACAGATGAAATATCTACTCAAATTCGTGATATTAAAAATTTTTCTATCGTTCCATTAAAAAGCATATCATCAATTACAAAATTTACAGATATTGTAAAAGGAGAAACTAATGATCATTATTTCAAAAAATATTTTTCTTATAGCAATACAAGAAGTGGTATAAGTTATAGTGAGTATTCTCCTATTACAGGAATTACACAAGATTATTGCTCATTAAATAACTTATATTTAAATTTAGCTTATTATAGAATTGATGCTGATACTACTACAATACCAGCACTTACAATAAATACAATTGTAATCGAAGGAACTTATGATATTGAACAAACAGATACAATTGTTAATATACCAGATAATGAATTTATATTATTTACCCCAAAAGATATTTATAAAGTTTTCAAATTAACTGGTTATGAAATATATGGATCAAATACTAATAATTTACAAATTAAATATAGATTCACTCAAGATAATGGTAGAACATATACGCCTTGGGAAAATTTAACAACAGAAAATATATCAACTGTAAAAATAAATCCAATTAGATTTGCACAAGTTGAGTATTCAGTTTCTAAAATAAATACTGGAACAACATCTAAAATTTATGATATTATATTATTAGGAGATTTTCAAAATATTAATAATAATTATCTTAAAACTAATAGATATGGAGTTAGAGAGGATTGTGCAGTTTCTTATCCTGCAGTAAATACTGGAACTACAATTTCAAATTCAACAGATAGTGGTACAAATTCAGTTTGTTTAAATGGTATAACATCATATAAAGGTGATAGTAAAACTCCATTAGATTATAGTAAAGATTGGGTGACAAAAGGATTAAGTTGTTATATATCAGGTAATGTTATACCAAGTCTAAGTTCACAAAGTAATACAACTGGATTAGATTCAACTCAAACAGCAGCATCACAAGGCATATTTAATCCTTATGCTGGACAAAAAATAGGAGATTGGTATACATATTTATCAAATACAGTAGGTAAAATATTTGGATGGACAGTTGATTATCATTTAACAGATCCTGACGGTAAAGGAATAGATAGTATATTACATGAATATCAATTATTTAATATAGTAGATACACAAAAAATAAAAATAATTGTACCTGAAAATAATTTTCCAGATAATCAAGTTCAAATAAATGAATATATGTTAGATATGATGGATACATTTCAAGTTATTATATTAAAAGACGAATTTCATAATGCATTTGGAATAGAAAAAAGACCATTCCAAAAAGATATTATATATTTTTGTCAAGCAAATCGTATGTATAGAATTAAACATGCTCAAGTAAAAAGAGATATTATGTATATGGGTGTTTATTATAATGTTGTTCTTGAAAAATATGAAAAACTTGCAAATGAAACTAATGTTTCTAATGCATCAAAAAATCTTATTGAATCATTAACAAATAATAATACTATAGATTCTTTATTTGGCGGAGAAATAAGAGAACAAGAAGATAAAATTGCAAATAAACAATTAAAACCTATAACACACGAAGTTTATAGATTAATTGTTAATCCAAAATTAGAGATAATTAAAAAAGATATCTATAATTCATTAAAAGATATAAAAATAGCAGATAGCTATTATAATTTATCATCATTATCTTCTGGTACAACCGCAGTTACTTATACATATAAAGATTCAAATTTGAATTTTAGTGATAATAGAGCATTTAATGTGTGGTTTAATTTTAATAATAGTTTTGATCCAAATAAGGCAATTGATGAAAATATATTTAATTCTTATTATGTTAGTAATAAAAGTTATTTTGAATTTATAAACAACTATGATTCAATTAATAATAAAGGATATAAATTATCTTACGCAAATAATAATATAACATTGACTATAAATAACATAAATTATAGTTTACCAATAACAGGATTAACAACAAATATGTGGTATGGTTTAACTGTAAATTTAGATAATAGACAAAGAACAATAAGTTTAGATTTATTTAAAAGAAGATATAATTATAAAATAACAATGTTTACACCTAATTATAAAAGTGTTATATTAGATAATACAAATATAAATGACATATCGTATTATACATCAAATGGATATAGACCAGTTAAAAATACTGAAATTGCTGATAAATTAACTGACACAAGTTTATATAATATAGCGTCAATAAAATATATTGATGAATATGAAGGAGTAACTGTACCATTAAATACATTTAATGTTGATCAAAATATAATAATAAATTCATCTAATATAAAATTGACAAATATAAGGATATATGATGATGTTATTCCTGATGAATCTAAATCTAATTTATTATTACAACGAGTAGTGCAAGATTCTAATAATTTAATATTAGCTGATAATGCAACTAAAGAATTGTATACATCAAATATTTATAATAATAGATGGGAATAAAAAATATGAAAAAATATATTGAATTTATAACTGAAAATGTAATACAAAAATAATAAAAGACTATTAATTATAATTATATAACGTTATATAAATTATATTATTTTAGCAAAAAACGGTATTTTTTATTTAATATATATAATTATGAAAGCAAAAGAAGTAAAAGAAATATTGGGTATAACCCAAGTTACATTAAGTAAATATATTAAAAAAGGATTAATAAAAATTAATAAAATAAATAATTATTCATATATTTATAATGACGAAGATGTATATAAATTAATTGGAGTTAAAAAAATAAAACATAAAAGAATTAATGTTAGTTATGCCAGAGTTTCAAACCAACCAAGAAAAAATGATTTAAAAGAACAATCTAATAGAATTTATGAATTCTCTATATTAAATGATATAGTAATTGAACAGCAATTTGAAGATATTAAGTCAGGTATGTCATTTGAAAGAGATGGTTTAAATAAATTAATTAAACTTGTTATTGAAGGTAAAATTGAATGCGTTATAGTTGAAAATAAAGATAGATTATGTAGATTTGGATTCGACCTTATTACTGAAGTATTTAAATATTTTGGTACTAAAATTATAGTCATAAGTGATAACATACAAAACAAAAGTTATGAACAAGAATTAACAGATGATTTGATTTCTATTATTCATTATTTCTCTATGAAATCATATTCAAATAGAAGAAAATTAAATAAAATTAAAAAAGAACTACAAGATAATAAATGATATAAAATTAAAAAAGAACTACAAGATAATATATGATATCAATAAAAGTTGGATTTAACGTTAGTGAAGAGGGTAAACTTAAAATATTAAATCGTCAGAAACAGTTTTCATATTTCTTTCGTAAACTTTATAAACATTATGATAAAATTAATGATAAAGAATATATTACTAAATTAACTAAAATATATGGTTTGAGTGTTTACGAGTCTAACTGTTTAATAATTGATGTTAAGACAAAATTTAAGCAAATTCAAACAAATAAAGATAAATTATCACAGGAAATACTTGATTTACAAGATGATATAAAAGAATTACAATCAAAAATAAAATTAACCAAAAAAGAAACAAGGAATCTATTTAAATATCAGAAAAACTTAAGTTATAAAAATAGAAATTTATCAAAGGATATTACTTTCGGTACAAGAAAACTACTAAAAGAAATATCCTACTTAAATAATGATAAAAAGGAAAATAAAAACACTATAATTACTAAAACAGATGAATATCATTCGAATAGAATCCTTCCTTTGAGTCTTTACGGATCTAAATGTGATCCTAATTCTAATAGATTTTTTGAATTTGATTTTACTAATAATCAAATCATTTATAAAATGAACAGCGAGAATAAAATTTATATCAATTATGTAGTTAAAGGTAATTATAAGAAACAATTGAAGGATCTTCAATTAATTAAAGACTTAAATATATTACCTATTTCAGTCAAGTTAGATCATGAATATCTTTGTATTACAGTTGATAATGAAATGATTAATGGTGAACCTTTTGATTATAAAACTTACATCAAGGAAATCAAAGAAAAGAATAATGGTAAGTACGACAAAAACATTTACATTAAACATAAACAAGAACAAACATCACGAAAACTTGTAGGCAAAAATCAAAATAGATTTGCTGCAGTTGATTTAAATCCTGATTATATTGGTTTAGTAATCTTAGATAAAACATCAAATGATGAAGTTAAAGTAATTGATAGTAAATGTTATGACTTAAGTGAGTTGATGAAAAAATCAGGTAAAGATGTTACCGTAGACGAAAGTCTTTATCTAACCAGAAAAAGAAAACATGAAATCGGTAACATTTACGTTAAGATATTTGATATAATAACTCACTACAAGTGTGGTTATTTTGTGATGGAAGACTTAAACTTTAAATCAAATAGTCAGGATGAAATGTCAAAAGAAGTTCGTCGTAAAATAAATAATTGTTGGAACTTAGGCTTCCAAACAAATTTAATAAATAAACATTGTGATAATAATGGATTAATATTAATAAAAGTTAATCCTTGTTATTCAAGTTTTATCGGAAATATAAATTACTCAGTATTCGACCCTGTTGCAGCAGCAACTGAAATCGGAAGAAGAGGAGCTTATAAATATGATAAGAATGGTTTTTATCCAAAATTTACAAGTACAATGCTGAACACAGTGGTTGAAAGATTTATTAATTCTTTTCCTGATGTTTCAGTTGTTAAAGATTGTGAAAACTGGGTAAGCCTTTATAAACTATTCAAAAAGGCGGGAATTATATACCGTTGGCAGCTAACCGATATAAAGCCAGTTGACTGTTCTAGCAAAAATACTAAAAGAAACCATTGGAAAGTGTATACTTTTTAATTGTACTTTATTGTTTTTGTATATAACAGCAGAAAAAAAAATTGTAATTGATAAAAAGAATTATAAATTTAAGTTGTTTTTAGATGATATTTTAGTATCTGAATCTAGTTTTAGAATAGAACATCCAGATAAATGGTTTAATGAAAAATATGTAACTATTCATGATTTAAAAACGGTTAAAAATTTTCAAGGAAAAGGGTATGCTAAATATCTATTAGAACAGATATTTAATTATGTTAAAAATGAACTTAAAATTAATATTATTACTTTACTTGTTTATAAAAATAATTATAAAGCAGTAAATTTATATTTAAAATGCGGATTTGAAATATATCAAGATTATGATGATAATAAAAATCAATCTTTTATACTTATAAAAAAATTAAAAATATGAAAAATTTTATTGAATTTATAAATGAATCTAAAAAGAAGATAGAAGATGATTTTTTATATGATCCAGAATTGACAAAAAAACTTAAATATACAATAGATTGCGCTGAAAAATATAAGAAATGTTATTTTTGGCATAGCGCATCAAATTCTAAACAAAGGACGAATAATGAAATTCATTTTACCAGAAATTATCCAGATTATAAATTTGAATATAACGGTGATAAATATGAAGTAAGTTTTAATTATAGTGAATCATCAAATAATATTAGATTTTCATTAGATATATATAAAAATGATAATAAATCTAATTTAACTGTTATAAAAAATATTTATAATAAACTTAATAAACTTGAAACAGATATAAACAAATTTAATTTATGAAATATATTAAGAAATTTGAAATGATTGAAAATAAAAATTATAAAGAAGGTGAATATATTTTAGTTAATATTTATTTTGATCCACATCATAGAGTTGATAAAAAATCAAAAATAATAAAAAATAACTTTGACTCTACAACATCATATAAAATATTATATGATGATAATAAAACTGATACTGTTCTTTTTTATAAAATAATTAGATATTTAACTACAGATGAAATAGATGAATTTGAATCTAATATAAATGCAATTAAATTTAATTTATAAAAAAAGAACCTCAATATAAGGTTCTTTTTAATATTATATTACAAAGATACAAAATTATTTTTAATTTTCAATCATTTTTTTAATATCTTTAGATAAATAATATCTAATTTTTTTATCTTTAATTTTAAATTCGTAAACTTCAAATTTTTTAATTTGCTGTAACGCATTATTAATGAAATTATTCAAATCTACTATAGCATCAGTAAACACTGGATCTGAATCCCAATAATCAGGAAATCTTTTCTTATAACTTTCTAATTCATTTTCTACTATTCTAACAGATAAATAAACATTTTTATCAAAAATATTTGATTTTATACTTATCATCTCTTTCATATGAACAATAAACCTATGTACTAAATTATCTGTCTCTATTGTTTTTAGTAATCCTATTGCATATGCATCATTTTCTGAAATGACGATTGGCTTATTTTCTTTTACAATTTCTTGAATCTCTTGCTCATTTTTATCTTTAAGTACAAATCTTTTGTAGTCACTCCATAAGCAACGTCTAAAAATATCATCAATCGTTAATGTTATTATCATATTATATTTATATTTTTTTTATTATTAAGTTATATGATAATTATTATTTTTTGTTTATTTTTTTTAATATATAATTAAAAAATAAATCATTCATAATATGAAAACATACTTGCAATATATCAAAGAAGCTAAAATGAATCAACTCATACAACCAAGTGATGAAGATGTTTTAGAAGCTGAAAAAATATTAGAAGAAGGAAAAGATAAAAAATTGACAATTAGAGATGTAGGCTGCTTTTATATAGATGTATCTGGAAAATACTCCGTTTATTATACTTTTTGGAGATGGAATCCAAGAAGTGCATCATGCTATTATATTTGTAATTTAAGTACTGACTTTACGACAGCAGTTAAAAAAGCTGCTAAAGCTTCTGGTCAAATTCCAGTTATTATAGATAGATTTGGTACATATGCTGGATTATTTCAAGCAGAAAAAAATAAAATATTAAAATTTGGAAAACATCGTGGAGAAACAATAGGTGAAGTATTCGTAGATGATCCTCAATATGTTGTTTGGTTATCTAAAGGATTTCAAGGAAATGAAGATATGGCGAATGAAATTGAAAAATATAAAAATCTATTCTTTGAAACATTAACCAAAAAAAATCAAGAAGAAAGTATAAGTAAATATGTTGGTGAGATTGGAAGTAAAATTACAATAAAAGCTGATGTTTATAATTTTAAAATCCAAAACACTGAATTTGGCACTCAATATACTTGTAAATTAATAGATGAAGAAGGTAATAGATATATGACTTATAATATTGGTAGAATAGTAGAAAAAGGTGATACTATATATATGACAGCAAAAGTTAAAGATCATAAAGAAATAGTAGGTATTAAATTTACAGTTATATATTATTGTAAAATATCTAATGTTTTTAATTTAGAAAAAGATGCAGCAAATTTTAATATGTAAATTATGAAATACATCAAAAAATTAAATGAATTCAATATATCTGATATAGGTAAAAACAAATCCTTTGGGTTTGATTTCTCCCCTAGACGTGGAACATTAAATATACTTCATAATAATGAATTATATTCATTTTATTGGCATGAAGCATATAGTGAGATTATAGATTATCTTGAAAGTAACACAATAATTAATAATCCAATGAAACTTTTAGGTAATATAATTGATTATGTTAATAGTATCACAAGTGATATCACAAAATCTAATCAAATAATGACAAATAAAAAACAAATAATTAAATCTAATTTATCATATGAAGATTTATTAATAATAAATTCTATATATTCTTTATCTACTAATTTTTGGTTAAATTGGGATACAGATTATGCAAAATATACAATTAAATTTATAAATGATAATTTTAAAAATAAATTACCATCATTAAGTAATATATTATTTTTAGATAAAATGATATTTTATTATAATGGATATAAATTAGATTTAAATACTAAAAAGTGGACTCCATCAAAAGATATAGATGTTTCAAATAAAATTTCAGCAAAAAATATTATAAATATTTTTATGACATATAATTTTCAAAAACAATATTTAAAGAATAATTCATTTCTAATTAATAATATTCCTGATGAAATATTAGATGATAATATAAGAATAGAATATGACTACATATTAAAGTCAAATAATTTCAATATATAATTAAAAAGACTGTCATTATGACAGTCTTTTTTTATATTTTTATATAACCTTTACCAGTAAATTTTAATTTTTCATTTCTATTTTTAACATTTGAGTAACTAACATGTACCCATTCGAAATTTTTTTCATTTATAATCTGATCAAATTTGAAATTGCTAACTATTAAATTAAAAAGTTTTTCATTTTCTTCTGGACTACCACCTGTAATATCTGCTGCTTGACCAAATACATGCTGACTATTGATGAACCCTTTAATTTCTCTATTAACTATCGGAGAACGATATCCACTATTTATATGAATTTGATTACCATATAATTCCCTTAATGGATCAAGTATATTCTTAACTAATAATACTAAATTATCTTGCTCTGGCTTCATTGGTAAATTATTTAATCCTGTTGAAGTTACAGTTAATTCCGATAAACTAAAATATTTTCCAAGTTTCATATTTTCTTTTTTATTATATATAAAAAAATATAAAAAGTTTTTATGCCTTTCTCTTTCTTTTTAAAATCACACCAATATTACCATAATTTTCAGCATCAAATCCAGTTAACCATTCTAATTCATGCTCAATTATAACATATTTTCCTAATTTACTTCTCCATATATTTTCATACTGTTTAGATGCATGATTTACATTATTAGAATTATCAACATAAAGTGCTACTTTTTCATATTCAAATTCATACTCATCATTATCACATATATTATATCCATATAAATTATAATATTTAATATAATTATTTAATTTTGAACTACGCGGTAATATATTATAAGGCCAAGATTTTTCTGATGCGCCACACCATTCATCAAATATATCTAAACTATATGCAAAACAATTAAAAACAATTAAATTATAATTTATATTTATAATTTTATAATTTTTACCTATCAATTTAGGATGCCAAATTTCAATATTATTTATATCCATTTTCTATACCCCATTTTTTCCAAGAATTCATAATATCAATTGATTTAATTGATTCTTTGTCAGGCTCGTCCCCAGTTATTCTACGTAATGCTTCAAACCAAAACATACTCTCATCTATTCTATTTAATAATGAAGGTATTGATTTTTCACCATATTCTATAATTTTAATATATGATGGATGAGAATATATTTTTTCTAATACTGAACAATTACCTTTTTGATTTTCTAAATCATCAATTAATTTTTCTATAACTAATAAATCATTATTAATAAATTCATTAAATTTATTTATTTCCATTTTAATTTTTTATTTATATATTAAATATTAGTGATTATAATTAAAATAAACAAAACTTAATTATTTTTATATAAATATATGATAATAAAATAAAATAATAAATGATAATAAGTAAAACTGTTAATATTAGAATTAGTACAAGCAACAAAGATCATTTTGAAAAATTAGGATATAAAGTAAAATTAAATGAATATATTGAAGTTAACGTTTGTCATTTAAAACCGAATTCAAAAGTTATTATTGATGTAGAATGCGATGTTTGTCATAGAAAAACTCAAATTAGATATGATGTTTATATGAGAAAATCTATATTTTCATGTAGTTATAAATGCGCTGCAAAATTGTATTTCGCTAAAAGTCAGGAAACATTTATTGCACAATTAAATGAAGTATATAAAAATAATCTTGATTTTTCAAAGAGTGTATATGTTAATAATCATACTTGTGTTATTGTAGAATGCGAAAAACACGGAGAATTTAAAATGTTACCGAAAGATTTAATTGACGGAAGAGGCTGCATAAAATGTAATAAAGAAAAAAGAATAGAAAAAAGATATAAAAAATTCGTTTCTGAAGCAAAAATATTACACAACAATAAATATACTTATCCAAATTATTCAGATTCTAATTATATTGACTCAAGCACGAAGCTAGTAATTAGTTGTCCTATACATGGCGATTTTAAACAAACTTCATCTCATCATTTATTATTGTGTGGTTGTCAAAAATGTAGTAATACAAGTAAAAGATTAAAAAGATTAAAAAGATTAAGTGATGATAAATTTGATGGAAATCAAGTATTTCCATCATATAATAAAAAAGGTTGTGATATTTTTGATGAAATATCAAAGAATGAAAATATTCATATTCAACATGCAATGAATGAGGGAGAATATCATATTGAAGAACTTGGTTATTGGATAGATGGATATGATGCTATAAATAATGTAGTATATGAGTATGACGAAAAACATCATTTTATAAAAGGTGAATTAAGACAAAAAGATCTTGATAGGCAAAAAGAAATTGAAAATTTTTTAAATTGCAAATTTATAAGAATTAAAGATTAATTATAATTTGACCTTTAATTCATCATAAGGATATTGTTGTTTTTTATATACTTCATCTCTTCTAGATTCATATTGTTTCCATAATATTGTTTTATAGTCAGGATGAAAAATGTCTACCAAATCAAATACGATTAATTTTGTTTTTTCTTTGTGTAATCTTAGACCTCTCCCTATTGCTTGCCTTATTATTTTAGGCTCTTTATAAGAATCCGCAAAGATAATATTTGTTATTGCTTTAACACTTACGCCGACAGAAAATACTCCGAAAGATGCTAAAAGTATTTTAGGATTACCTGAAGTATCTTCTAATTTTTTCTTGATATATTCTCTTTTTTCTGTAGATGTTGTACCGTCAATATAGAACACATCTTTACCAATGCAATTATCTTTGATATAATTATATAATTCTGTTCCATAAGTAATAGTATGAAATAATATAAGAGAATTAGATTTAAATTTATCTGTTAAATTTTTAATAAATGTTTTTCTTTTTGCTGAATTATGTACGTATTCACGTTCTAAAATCCATGCACGTTGACCGTCAGTTTTTTTTATATTATTAACTCCTTCTGCAAATTTATGATTATCATGATGTAACATGATAACTTTTATTTTAAGATCTGATATTAATCCTTTATCTATTAATTTTCTAGCACTAATATTTATTAATTTAGGACCCATTAAAGATTGAATTGTTAATATTTCTATTGAAGAATCCGAAGGATAAGATCCACTCATTCCGAATCGTAATTTTGCAACTCCAAACGTTTTTGTTAAAATAGTTTGAATGGTAATAGCTTTTGCAGTATGTGCTTCATCACATGCTACAACTTCAAATTGGTCAAAAAATGTTTTAGGATATTTTTCTAATGATTGATAAGTTCCAATGTATATATTTGGTATTTTTTCACCATCTCTATATTTTCTTGGTTTATCACTCATAACTTCATCAATTCTAATATCAATAGGGTTTTTATTATCATTATTAAAACCGTAATTATAATCATTAAGATCATTATAAAATTGAGTAACTAAACTTATACTTGGGACAATCAATAAAAATTTAGCATTTGTATTTATATTTTTTAAATAATAAAATAGTAATGTGCCAAATACCAATGATTTACCTCCAGCAGTAGCAATTTCAATTAATCCATATTGATGTTTTAATAATTGAAATATTGCATCTACTTGATGTTCATATGGCATAAAAGGTTTACCATCAGGAGTTTTATGATCTTTATAAAATTCAGTCACAAAATCTTGTACATTTTCTCTTAATATATCTTTATTACGTGGAAATTGTTCTTGATTTTCAATTATAAATTTATAACCATACTCTTTACAACATTTATATATTTCTTGCCATAATCCAAAGTCAATTGATCCACCTGGATTTCCAAAATAACTTATACTTCCATCCCATACACCAAGCTTGAACCTTTTCATAAAACGGTAGTTATGAACTTTTCTGGTTAGATATAGTTTAAGTTGGTTATATTCTCCTTTGGTTGATTCTGTTAAAATTAACTTTGAATTGTCTTTATTTAATTTAAATTTCATGTAATGCCTTTAATTTTTCTTTTCTTAAAATTTTATTTGCTTTATCGTAATATGATTTAAAATTATTTTTATTTTTAATAAAAAAATCTTTTTTACAATAATACTTTGGAGTAAATCCTAAGTAGTTTATTAATAATTTATATGCTAAATTATTTAGTTCCATATGATTTTAATGTCTTTAATTTTTCTTTTCTTAGAATTTTATTTGCTTTATCGTAATATGATTTATATCTATTTTTATTTTTCATAAAAATATTAATTTTAAAATCCTGAATTGAAATAAATCCAAATTTTTCTATAAATAATTTATATGCCAAATCATCTAATTTCATTTAATAAAAATAATTTCTTTTTTCTAATTTGTTTTAAACAAACAATATTTATATGGTTTTTAATAGTATTATCTAATAAATCAAATGATAGTTTGTCAGAATTATAAATATATTTTGAGTCATCGAAATGTATTATTGTAATTTTTGGGCTATTCATTCCTTCTGCTATTATAAAATCTGATTTTATTTCAAATTTTTTAATATAATTATTAGTTATCATTATTTGTAACCTCCTAATATATTAGCCAGTTCAATTTTAGATTTAACTGAATAGTTTATAGATTCTAGATTTTTAGAAGTATCTCTTAAAAAATTTACATGTTCATCTAGTTCATTTATAAAGCATTGATGTTCTGATAAATCTGCTTCGATAAGTCTTAATTTTTCTGTTCCAGACGTTTTAACTTGATATGATGTTGCATAGAATTCAAATCTTTCTTTTGTTAGAACTTTTGTTTTTTGAACCAGTTTATGTATTTTAACGCTATAATTTTTAATTTCTTCGACTACAATTTGTCGTTGACTTATAGCTTCTGCCTGAATATCTGCAATATTTTTTAGATCGTCGTTAATTAATCTATTAGTTAATTTATTAACAATAGCGATCCATTGTTTTGTAGATTCTATCATTTTTTTTTGAAATTTTTGTCTTGAGTCTAGTTCAATGTTTTCTGACATAGTTGTAGAATGAGTTTATTTTATATATAATATAAATAGAAGTTAGTTTAAATTTTTGCAAAATTAATATCAAAATAATAGTTAAAATTATATTGATTAGATGGTTTACTTTGATTATATAATATTGACACAGAATTAAAATTATAAGGATCATAATTTTGTATACTTATATTTGTCAAATTTGCTGTTTGATATACATCTGGATTAAATATTGGATTATATTGTAGAACAATATTATTATAAATAGTTTGATCTGTAATGCTATAGTAGTTTACATAAAATTGTATAGAATCTAATTTATATCTATTAAAAATATTCTGATTTATATATTCATATATTGCGTTATTAATATCATTAGAATATATATCATTTTGTCTTATTATTTTAAATACTCTTTGTTCTTTAATTTTAAAGAATAAATAATCTTTTAATATTTGTGCTCCGTTAATATTTATTAGCCATCTGGTATTATTATTTTTATCTGATTGTGTTTGACTATATTGTGAAATTACTTGATTATTTTGTTTTAAATCTGATAAATTTTCATTGAATGTAATTTCCCAATCATCGGGTATTGTAGTTATATCATAGTATTGGTATCCGTTATTACCATTGATAGTATTGTTAACAATTTGACTAAATTTTATAGCGTCGTCGTTAATATAGATTTCATCTTCGGTATATATTATTTTACCTCCAAAAAAAGTTCTTAATTCTGTTTGATTCATTGTACCTGGCACAGAGTTTACAGAAAATTTTTTTAATATTAAATTACTTTTCACTATTTATTATTTTTTTTATATATTAAATTTATTTACATCAAATTCGAAATCAGGTATATTTATATTTCCCATAAATTTATATCCTTTTTTTTCATAAAAATCTTCAGTATTTTTATTCCAATTAACTTTATAGTTCCAGCCCCAACAAAGACTAACATCGTCATCTACAGTTTTAGTTGGATTATATCCAACAAATACATAATTATATTGTCTCATATTTTTATTACCTAAAAATTGTTCTATTTTAAAATCAGGACATTTTATTTGTTTTAAAGAATCTTCAAATCTATCATCAGTTGGTAATAACCAATAGCATCTACTATCATATATATTTTCATATATATTTTCATATATATTTTCATATATATTTTCATATATATTTTCTTCAAACATTTTTATATATTTCATATAGTTATATGTTAAATTTATCAGCAATTAATTCTAATTCATTCATATTTATATGTCCACCAAATTTATAATTATTTTCTTCAAGATAATCGTCAAGTAATTTACCTTTATATGAATTCCATTCCCATTGTTTATTATATGGTGAATAACAAATGAATACATATTTAATATTTTTAATTCTATTATTATTTAAAAAAAATTTAATATTATTATTAGGACATTTTATTTGTTTTAAAGATTTTTCAAATCTATCATCAGTCGGCAATAACCAATATGTTGGTTCATTATATAATTCATTTTCAAAAGTTTTAATATATTTCATTAATCATTTATATTTTTTATTGGATCAATTATATATTCATAGTTAGAAAAATTTGAAAAGACATTATTATTCATATTTTGAGTATTATTTGTTATTACATAAAAATCGTTATCCCAAGATGAGCTAAATATAAATCTTGAAGAAAACTGATATCCAAATTCGTCAACTATTGGATACACAGATACATCAGTATTAGTATTACTTAATTTTAATGGAGATATTACAGGATTAATTTTTGAATAAATTAATTCTTCAATCATACCGAAGTTTTCAAATGAAGTATCGAATTTATAGTTTGATTCAAATTGACTTATAGTATTTCCTGATTCATATAAAAATGTATTATTAAATACTGGTATTGTATTAAATATTGGTTCATAAGAGCCGTTATATCTATAAATAGAATTATCTGATGATACGCCGTTTGAAGTATTCATTATATTTTGTTGTATATTTAATGACATAGATCTAGCTAACGGTTCAGAAACATTATATTTAGTTTTTTGATTTGTATCGTAATACACTTGATATTTATCATAAATATTAGTTAATGGTCCTTTTATTGCAGTTTTAATATATGAATTTTGTTTAGTTGTTAAAACTGCTGGATCATTTAAATTTAAAATAAATGGAGTATCATTTTTAACCCAATCAGGTATTAATGCCATGGTACCTCCAGTTGTATTCATAGGTGCTGTATATCCAGATTGTCCAATTGAATTGATATAATAATATGTTATACCAGAATCAAATTCTGATAATGAATTCATATCATAAAATGCGTTAAATATATTTGATGCAACTATTAATGATGGATCGAATTCTTTAACATTTGCTGGATAGACTAAACTATTACCGTCTAATGTTTTTGAATTATATAATCCAAATTTTTCACCAAAAAAGGCGACATTATTTAAACTAATATAATTTTTTTGAATTGGTATTTTAACATTAACAACAACTAAAATATTTTTAAATTCTTCATTTAAAAATGCGTGTATTGCATTTGATGATATATCAATTATCGTATTTCCTGATAATCCACCTTCATATGTTGAATCATATGTATTACCAGTATAATATTGATAAACATCATTAAGAATTATTGCAAATTTATAATCATTAAAATTTTTACTATTATCAGCAACTATACTTGTAATTGATCCATTAATATCTCTTGATACACTTGTAACATTTAATGCGTTAATATTTAAACCTTTAAATAATGTACTAGATGCTGTATATATATCGCCTGCTTGAAAAGTTGAATATTTTAATGTTTGTTTTGTATAATTAATATCATCTATAGTAAAATATGTTTTATTTTTAAAAAAATAATCAAAATAATCAACATTTGAATTTAGATATAAATCTAAATTAAATTTTTTACTATAATTTTCCATAAAATCTACTTCTATGTTAGTAGTTTGATTTAAATATTTAATAATATTATTTGTATTACCTGAGAAAAAATTACCTATTCTGTAGCAGTAATCTAAATTTTTTTCTACTTCTGTTGGTAGCAAGCTAAATACATCTGCAGTTGCATTAAATACGTCTCCTATACTAATTGAATTATTTAATTTATATGGATAATCGCAATTAGAATTTGAGCCAGCGAACCCCCATTTTACAACTGATGGATTTTTTCTCCATATTTCTGTTAAATCGTTAAATGATATTTCATAAAGTTCGTCATCTGCGATATATTCAGAAGATACATTCATTATTTGATATTGTCCATCTTCACCTCTTGGATATGTCATATAATTTTGACTTAATACTGAAGTATCAGTATAATCTATAGCATATAATTTTTGTTCATCAGTTGCAGTATAAATATCTTTTTCATAGTCAAAATCAGCAAAATGTGTATTTACTCTATTAAAATCAAAATCTTTAATATCATTAAATTTTATTCTATACACAGGATAGATTAATGGTTTATTTCCATATGTATAAATTTGTTTTGTAGTATAATAATTACTATTTTTACCACCTTTCCAATATTCTAGTCCTGTTGTGTAAGAATTTATTGCGTAATCACTTTGTATAAAATAGCTATCATTTTTACATTTTAGTACATGATATATACCATCAATTAGTATTAAATATAAATCACCATACATTGATTTAATAGTATTTCCTGAGTAATATGGATCAATATTAAAGTTAGAAGTATATCCAGATATATAATTAGTAATACCTGATGGATTATTAATAGTTTGACAATTATAAATATAGCCATCAGTATAATTAATAAAGCACGTTCTATCATTTGAAACATTAAAAGTAGAACCACTCATATCAAAATCACTAATAACTCTATATGTATTAACACCGTTATTATACACTAGTACTACTTGATAAAATTCATTATCAGTCTCAGATGACGTAAGTTGTATCCAATAAGTTTTATCTAAAAAGAAACCTTCTACAAATGGAGATTCATTAGTTGGTATGAAAGTACTTCCTGACATATAGCCAAATATATTATTCTTCAATGTAAATCCACTTATCAATTCTGGAGTTATATATGAAGTTAAATTAGTAATCAATTCTAATTTATCAGCATAAAAACCATAATATCTATTTAATGAATAATTATGTATATTAACAGGATCTGCTGGTACATCATTAAATAAAAATTTAAAATTTAAAATATGAGGATATATTAAATTATTTGTTTTAAATGACTCTATAATATCAGATTCAAGTTTAAAATGTGGTTGTTCATATTGCAATGTTGATTGTAAAAAATTAGAAATATTAACATATCCTCCATTATTATAATCTATTCCGTAAAATTTAGAATATTCATATGATCTAAAATCCAAATCAAATGATCTTTCTGGATATGATGTATTATTTGTAATATTTGTATTTAAAAATAATCCTAAATCTGTATTATATCTCATATCAACAAAAGATACGCATTTCCAATTATTAACAATTTGAGAATTAAAATTATCTTTTGTAATTTTACCAGCACCTAAATCATCATCTTGGATATCATAAGGAGCGGAATCATCTACTCTTAATATAACAAATCCATCTGGTATATTATTTTTTCTTATAAATAATGGCGCAAAATATTCATATGTTTCATTATACCATGTATCTTCAACTGATTTAGCACCACTCCAATAAATATCATCAAATTGTTGTTCGTATTTAGAAAATACAGTAGAATCATCAGAATCATATTTAACATCAAATGCCAATTGTGATGATAGTCCATCATAAAATTTAACAATTTGATTTTCATATAAATTATTTTTTGATATTGAAAAATGTTTATATTTTTGATTAGATAATTGAGAATTTGTATCAAATGATTCTAAATAGAACTTATAATCAGAACTAACAACTAATTTAACATTAGTTGTTAGTGCTGGATTTGTTCTTAATAATTGAAAGCTATTATTTATCATAATTTTTTAATATTTTATATTTAAGATGCTGTACTACTTCTATTTGATGATGTATTATTTCTAAATATTTTAAATATAATTTCGAATTCAAATGGTCTAGTTAAGCTTTCAGATTCAATAAATATTCTTAATTTCCTTATTACATATGGAGATGTAGATAAATTAGTTGGAAATGTTATAGAATCATTTGTTCCACCAGATAATTTAAAAAATATTTTAATAGGTAATATAAATTTACTATTTGCGTTAATTAATTCAACTCCACTTTTATCAGCATAAACATAATCGTTAATATTATCAATATATGGATGAATAGTAACAGGAAAATCTGTTTCATAATTATTATCTGCTATCCAAGTACCTCCAGTCCAGTTAATATCATTAAAAATATTGATTGGTGTTGAATATGTACCGCCAGAATTTGGTACTGTTGTACCAGTTAATCCAATATTCCAATTTTTAGAATATAATACCTGTCCTAATCCATTAGCATCATATGTTACTCCTGAATTATATATAGCATTATTTCCTGATGTATCAGAAATCCAAACAAATTGATTATCAACTTGTGTTTGTAAATTATCATTTGAATCTACATATGTTGCTAATGATCCATTTGAATATATTGGATTATAAAATCTATTATCACCAGAAATAGTAGGTACATATTTTCTATATGAAAGTAAGCCTAATTGTGAAGATTGAGATAAATTATCAAATTCTAAATAATAATCATTAGTTGAATATGTACTATTATAATACGTTCTTGTAGTTGTACCAGACAATTCAGCATATTTTTCACATACTATTTTTTGTGTTATAGATGCGCCATTTTGTATAATAACACTATTAGTATTTTGATATAAACTAATTGAAAGTTCACCTTTAGCATTAGAAACAATTTGTTCAAGTGCTAAAATTCTATTAGTTAATGATGTTAGATAATCACTCAACATAATCATATTGCCTGAACTATCTTTAAAAGATGTACCTAAGTTTATATCTGTATGAGCAACATATAAATCGTTAACATAATATGATTGTTGTAAATGTGCAGTTAGTCCTTTTGAATTAAAATCACTTTCTATTTGATTATATATTTGATCATTTTGAGCAGATTGTAAAATTGTAGCATTTTCATTACCTACTTGTGCAAGATCATCTGGAAAATCAATAGTCATAATATTACTCCAATCAGATGTAATAAGTGCATCAGGATATCCAACTTCTGATATTGATTTAATTCTAATATCAACTGTTTCGTTAGGATGTAATGGAATATCCAATTGATTTACTTTTTTTATATTTGCATCAGTAACATCTTCAATATCCCATGTCCATACATTTAATGCTGAATTATAAGTTCTTGTTCTAGCATCTGTTGTAAATTGATACCAATTTGAAAAATATCCAGTTTCTGTTACACTTTGAGTTGATACACTTGGATTTTGATATGCTTTTGTTTGATCTACAATATCACCAGTTGAAATATAGTTAGTATATATATTTTCAGTTAAATTTAGATCAAATCCAACAGTAGTCGGAGCAGATCCACCTGTTGCACTATATCTATATTGAACAATAAATTGAACAACCTCTTGCTTTTGATTTTCTCCTACTGTATTTATTATAATAGGTTCTGGAACACTCCAAAATCCTCTTACACTAAATTCTGCCTCAACATCTGAAATTGCTCCAGTATTTTGTGCTGTTATTTGATTAACTATTGATGTATAAGATTTAGTCAAAGAAGATTGTTGATTTATTAAATTATTTAATGTTGTTTGACTAGCTTGTTTATCAGATGTTGATTTATATTGTTTAGTACTAAGTTCTTTATTTTGTTCAATAATAGCATCATTTAATTGTTCTAATTGAGAATTTATAGATACTTTTTGTACATTTAAACTTTGAATTTTTGCGGAATCCGCAGTATTTGTTAAATGAGTATTTGTTTGTAAAACTTTAAAATTAGTAGCTGTTAAATTTGGTACATTTGGAATAACTCCAAATTGACTAGGTATATTTTTAGCAATCAAATCTTTTAATATAGCGCCATAATCAAATACATTATCACTATAATATCTTGTCATAGAGACAGTACTATTAGTATCCAATACTAAATTGTTGGTATAGAAAGATGTACCATAAGACCATGTTGACGAAATTACATTTGAATCAGTATTAATCGGTTTAATAAATATAACATTATACTCGTCATAACCAATAGATATTTTTATTGTTCTCGCTGGTAATACAGGACTATAAATCTTTAATCCTTGTGATAGTATAGGCACAGGATCTAAGCCTTCCACCCTCTCTAAAATAACTCTATAATTACTTTTAGCAGTACTAACTTCGTTAATTGTCCATAATGTTGATGAATCTTTTTTATTTATTATCAATTCATCTCCAACTGATAATTGTTTGGTATTCCCAGTATAATCGTAATATGTAATTGAACCTAATACATACCACATTTTATTATTTATTGTATCATTATCAATACCAACAACATCAAATATACCATAGTATTGAAGGCTATCATAATCCAAATCAAATATTTGTTCATCATATGGTTCATTTCTCTGAAAAACTCCGTTATTTTTAGTGTTTGTATACCATGCAGTTAAATCATCAATAAAAATATCATTTCTATTTAAGAAATTATTTTCAAAATCAGATTTAGAATTTGCTCCATCAGATGTTAAATTTCCATATTGATCTTTCTGAAATTCAATAATATATCTACGTGATAATACTTTTTTTACTTTTTGATCTATTTTATCAGTTAAATCAAGTTCAATAGCTAATATAGGATCACATAATGATTCAAAAAAAGAATTATTTATAGAAGTAAAATTATTAATTGTATCTAAACTATCAATAGGACTAGGTTCACTATTTAAATCATCAACATATATTCTTCTCATTGTTGTACCATCAGATACATAGGCTGTACTATCAGCTAATCCTGCTAATTTTTGAATATTTCTATTCGCAATATCTAATTCATTTTTCAATTGTCCAACAGTTGGAAATTGATATGATGATGTTGTACCATCAGAATTCATTAAGTTAACGTTAATAACAGAATTTCTACTAGTTACGACATCATTTAATTTTGTCATAACTTCCGTAGAATTTTTATTTAATACAGCTAGTTGTTCAGCTAATGATACAAAACTATTTTGTTGATTTATCATGTTTAATAATTTAATTTTTATCTATATATAAAAAAAATCTATTTCATTCGAAATAAAATTCATGCAAGATCATGATATATACTATATATAATATTATATATTAAATTTATTAACATTTATTGCCACATCTTCAGCATTTTTGAAATATTTTTTTAGTTCTTTTGGTACCCCGTATTGAGCTAACATTATATCTTTATCTAATGAATCTTTAATTATATCAAAAAATCCTTCGTCTTTAGATTTTAATCTTTTGTAAAAATTTTTTATATGTTCAATAATAGGATAATATTTTATCATTAGATTATAATTACATTCTTTTGTATCTCTCACCATGTTTTTACCATGCATATCGTGATCTCCTGATGTTCCTCCTATAAAATATTGAAATTCTCCATATTTATTTTCAAGAACTCCACCAAGTCTTTTTATAAGTATTGTCATAGCATACATCCTTTCATATCTTACAGTTATATTAGTATTAATATTTCTAGATTTATAATAACCTTTATCATCTTTTTCATTATTATAAAAATCAATTTGTTCTTGATTGATATAATCACGAACTCCTTTATTTTTATAAAGTTTATTTAATTTTGCATATGTTGGAGTCATTAATTTTGCCATATCATCTGATATGTATAATATATCTCCACTTAAATAAAAAGGTTGTTGTTTAATAATATTAATATTTTCAGATAAATAATTCATTTTTTTATGTCTTTCAGGTATTGATTCGCCTTCTTTCCATATATCATTAATATTTCCACAATTTGGACATTTAACTATTTTGGTCATAGGTAACCAGCCTATCCATCCACATTCAAGACAATGATATTCAACTTCTAATTTTGTTTCAAAATATTTTAAGTATTTCATAAATTAAATTGTTTAGATTTTGATATTTCAGGATGCTCTTTATCTAACCATTTTTTATATTCAATTAGATTATTATAAGGTAATTTAGTGTTATAGCAACGTAATTCAGTCATAGTTTCTGGTAATATAGGTAACTCAGATAAATTATGATTATGAGAACATTTTAAATGTTTCAAATTAGGAGGTAATTTTTTAATTTTAGTTAAAAAATTATTATTACAATATAAAGTAATTAAACTATCTGGTAATTCAGGTAATTCAGTTAAATTATCTCCAGAGCAATCAATAGTAGTTATATTATTGATTCCTTTTGATATTGATTCAAATGTTTTAATATATTTCATAAGTTAAATTTCTTTATATTACGTTGTATTTCAGCTTCTTCTTTCACAGTTTCTTTGTTTTTACCAAATGCTAAAATAGAATTCATTGGAAAAATCTTTATATGATCAGGATTAAAATGAGTATTTAGATTCTTTGGTATATTAAAAAATTTGATTTTAATACCTTTTCCGTTATATACATTTCCAAATCCAACAACTTTGCCAATATTATTATTCAAAAAATAAAAAATATCATCATAACTTGGACCTAGTATATTATTAAGTTTATCTATAATAATATAATCCCCAATTTCAGGATTATTATTAATATTTTCAAATCTTTTTAAATATTTCATATGTTAAATTTATTTGATATATTATCTAATTCATATTTTTCAATTTCTTTTTTAGATAATTTTCTTTTTATGTCCTTATATTCTAAAAAATGAATATCTCCATTTACTCCAATAACGTTATATGGATAATATGCATTTTTTACAATATCAACAATTTTAAATATTTTACTAGTTCCTACATATATATTATTATGAACAATTATATAATCATCAATATTATATTCTTTTTCCTTATTTTCAAATCTTTTTAAGTATTTCATTTCACTATCAATATAAATTTTATTGGATCGCCTTCATCATCAACGCTACATTCAACTTTGTTTCTCCACATTTTTTTAGAAGCCCAATTATCTAATGATCTGAATGGACGATTCATATTTATATCATCATCAGTGAATTGATCTCTTGTTATATAAATAATCACTTTATTGTCTGATATTTCTACTTTTGTTTTCTTCTTACCTTTGTAAAATTGTTCACAATCTTGTTTTATCTTTGATAGTATTGGTAATTTTTTAGCATCAGTATTCTGTATTATTTTATTAACAAACTGCATAGATTTATATTTAGATATTGATCCAAAAAATTCTTTAGTAAATATAAATTCTCCAACAACATAACTCCTTTGTGTATCTAAATCTAAAAATCCATATCTTAATGTAGAATTTTCTTTTATACCAAAAAAGAATGCTAATTTATTATCTTTTATTTGTAATAATATTTCATATGCTGATGCTAATGAGTGTTTATATTTAAAAATATCTACATAATCTTCTATTCCTGTTATAGTTTCAGTTGAAAAAAATACATGATATTTGTATAATTTTCTATATGTATCATTCGAAATAAAATGATAATCATGATTTGAAACTATCTGCAAATAAGTTAAAAATGAATTCTTTCCAGATAATTCATATGTTTCATTTAATGTATATTTTTTAAAATTTGTTATCATAATTAAATTGTTCAAATGTTTTTATGTGTTTATTCTCGCCCATTAAAGTATTAGGCACATTCTGTGAATCCGTTTGATTGAATACATTATTTTTAGTTTGAACTTTAAATTTATCATAAAGAATTTTAGCAATTTTATTAATATCTAAATCATTCATTGTTGCTTGATCGATGTAATTACTTATCTCACTTTTAATTTCATCAGATTGATTGAAAATTTCATCATTAAATGTTTGCACATCACTTTTCTTTATTTCTTTATCTTGAGAAATTAATCTTTTGATTTCTTCTTGAACTAAATCAAAATATTTTTTTACTAAATCTTCATTTCTTGTATCTATCATAATAGATGTTTTTTCTTTATATATAAATAAAAAAAAACTTAAAACTATTTTTATAATAGAACATCTAATAAAATAACGTTATATGAAAATATGAAAATTTTAATTGTGCTATCATTGCTAATTTCTTTTTTATTTATAATATCATTATTATATTTTTTAATAAATATAGTATATTTTGAATATATAAAAAGAAGGAATTTTATAATTCTAAAAAAAAATATTGTAATATTAAATAAAAGAATAAAAAAATTAAAAAATAAAATAAATGAATTACCTGATGAATTATTAATAAAATATAATGATTCAATCTATGATAAAATAACTAAGATTGATGTGAATATAAATGTTTATATCAAATTGAAAAATATGTATAAATCATTAATTGAATATAAACAAATTGTTAATAGTATAGATGATTCAATATATTTAATATCAAAAAGTAAATCTGATATTGAAATTTATATGCAAACTAATTATCCAAATTGTGAAAAATATATCAAATCTGAATTAAATAATCTTACCGTAGATATTAATATGAATGATAATGAGTATACAATTAATAGAATGAAGAAGTTAATTAAAGAAAAAAACTTATTAGATAATAAATTGAATAAATCTTTAACTAAAATTGTTAAAATTAATAATATTGTTATAGATTATCAAAACATTAATAAAAAAATTGATGAATTAACGAAAATAGATATCATATGCTATAATGATAAAAAAATATTAGAACATGCTAAAGTTGGTAATAGATATCATAATCTTAGTAATATAAATCTTGATTATTATGCTGATAAAATGAAAAATGATTTGAATAGTAGTTTAAAATTATTAAATGATGAAGATTTTGATAATGCTATATTATATTATGGTAATTATGTAACATGTATGTCTTTATTAAATAAATCATTTAATTGCGTAATAAATTTATTAAAAGATTATAATAATAGTAATAATTATATTAAATCTAATAGTAAAGACATAATTAATCTAACAAGCAAAATTGAAGAAAAAATATTTAAATTAGGAGTTAAAATTTGTAATAGAAATCTATATTCAGAATATAAAAATGATATATTAATTTATAAAAAATTTTTAAATTTTGATATTATTTCTGCTGCAGAAAAACATAAAGAAATTATTAAGAATCTTGAAAAATTATTAAATGATATTGATAATAATATTATAAGTTATTATAAAAATAAAAAAGTGTAGAAATTTCTACACTTTTGGATTTATTTTTTCAATTTTATTTTTATAGTATATAATATATGCATTATTAAAATAAAAATTTTTCATTAAATCTTTATAATAATAGTCTTTAATTTTAGTTAAATCTCCTCTAATACTAGCTGTATTATTTAGAAATAATTTTATTTCTATTTTACCAATATTCTGCCAATCGCCAGTTCTATGTTTTATCTCAATACATTTTTCATTAAATATTAATTCGTAAAAACTTTCAAAATTATCATAATCATCTTTAAAATTTATTTTTATTGAGTTTTTATCTAAATTATAAACATCTACATTTAGATAATTTTTATTGAATTTGAAATCTTTATCAATAAGATTATATTTATTTTTGAATTTGAACCAATCAATGACAGTATTTATACTTTCACAGTTATTTTCAGGAGGTTTACCTCTATCATCATATTTTAATGAAAAAATATTTTTTATAAATTCATTAATTTTATCATCAGGATTAAATTTAGAAAAATGATTCATCACTTCTTTTTCAACTTCTGAATAATTTTTTATATCATAAAGATTACGATAAAAATTATCAGGTATATCTAATTTTAATGTATTGTATTTTTGTACAATTTTTTGAATTTTATTTTGGTGATAATCATCTCTTCTACTTATATATCCAAATCCTTGATCATATATAGCATCAAATACTTTATTTAAATCAGATTCTGATTTAATTTGAGGCATTTTGAATTCTTCTTTTTCTTTATTATTTTCCATTAAATTTGAATTTCATTTTTTTATATATATTAAAAAAAGAATATCAATTTTTTATGTTAAACAAATATTTAGATTTTATAAATGAAAATTTTAATATAGCTGAAGGTTATGTAAGTCATCCAACTGTTATATACTGGAATGAAAATGTAAATGATGTATTAAATGATGAGTGGTTTGATATATCAGTTAGTAGATATGGTTATCCTATATATATTATTAAATTTAGAATTGGAAATGATAAAAATGATACTCATAATTATTATCAAGCAGTACTTGAAAATAAAGGATCAAATGATATTTATTATATGGAAAATCCTGAACCTTTTATTGCTAAATTTAAAACAGAATTTTCAAAAAATTCGTTAGAATATATAAATAATATGAAATATGATCCAAAAGCACTAGGTGATTTGAGTTCTATTAGAGCATCAGCAAAATTTAATTTATAAAAAAGTTCAGAAAAATCTGAACTTTTTATTTAAATATTATGTTTTATTATTTTTAAAAATTTTGGATTAAAACTATCATAGGTATAAAAACCGTTACTATAATTAGGATCAGTATGAATAATATTTTTATCACTCATTTCTACCTCATATAAATTATAATTTCTATTTATATCTTTTAACTTATCATCGTATTTTAATGATTTTAATAATTTATCGCAATCATTAATATTTCTAAATAAATATATTCTTTCAGGATATTCACCTTTTCTATTATGAGTTTTTACTAATAATCCAATTCTATTTATTTTATCTTCATTATTAACTGGAGATAAATGATATGCAACATTAGGAACCTTTATATCATTTTTATAAAAACCATCATCATATTTAGCTTCAAATATAATTTTAATTGATTTATATTTATTTGATAAATACTTTTTATCAAATTTAAACCCATTTTTACCAATATTATTTTCAACTGTTATATATGATGAAAAATAACCTAATTGATCTTCAATATAATCAATAATATATTCAAAATCAACGAAATCAAAATTATTAGTATTTAATAATGTAAGATCAAATTTTAATTTACTATAAATTTTTATTTTAAATTTAAATCCAATTAAATATAATTCTCTTTCTAAACTACTTTCACAATTAATTATATTATGAGTTCTGATTAATCCTTCTTTGATTAATTCTACATATTCTTTATAATTATCTATCATTAATTAAATATTATGTTTTTATTATTTTTAAAAATTTTGGATTAAAACTATCATAGGTATAAAAACCGTTACTGTAATTAGGATCAGTATGTATAATATTTTTATCACTCATTTCAACCTCATATAAATTATAATTTTTATTTATACCTTTTAATTTATCATCAATTTTAAGCGAATTTAATAAATCATCATATTCATTAATATCAGCAAATAAATATATTCTTTCAGGATGTTCACCTTTTCTATTATATGCCTTTACGCATAATCCATTTTTATTTATTTTATCTTCATTATCAACTGGTGATAAGTGATATGCAATTTTAGGAACTTTTATAATATTTTTATAAAATCCATCATCGTACTTAGCTTCAAAATTTATCTTAATTGATTTATATTTATTTGATAAATACTTTTTATCAAATTTAAACCCATTTTTACCAATATTATTTTCAACTGTTATATATGAAGGATAATATCCTAATTGTTTTTCAATATAATTAACAATATATTCAAGATAATCATTATCAATAATATTAGTTTTATATAATGATAGATCAAATTTTAATTTATTGTAAATTTTTATTTCAAATTTAATCCCAATTAAATATAACTCTCTTTCTAAACTACCTTCATATGTTATTATATTATGAGTTCTAATTAGTCCTTCTTTTATTAGTTCTACATATTCATTATATGTTTCTATCATATTTTATATTTATAATTTTTAAATCGCTAATTCCAAAGGAGATTTAATTTTTTCAATTCCTTCTATTCCAGTAATTTCAAAATCATTAATATTATAATCATAAAAGTTTTTATTCTCTTTTAATATTAATTTTGACTGTGTATCTAATGGAGTTCTTTGTAATAATTCTTCTAAAGCATCAAAATGCCTATCATAAACATGTAAGTTTTGCATTAAATGGCAAAACTTACCAACTTTATATCCAAGATGTCCAGCAATCATCATTTGAAATGCCACATACTGAATTTTGTTAATAAATCCTGAAGTTAAATAATCATTTGATCTTTGCGTTAATGTCATATCTAAATAATATTCATTGTTTACTTTTCTAACTGACCACAATGTTTCATATGCACAAGGATATAATCCTTTTGGTTCATCAAAATCTTCATATTGATACATGTTAATTATATGACGCCTACCAAATGGATCATTTTTTAATCCATCTAATAATTTATTCATTAAATTATATTTCTTAATAGTATAACCGTACCTGGATCCAATTGTTAAATCACCGACATTCCATTCATCCCACCAAGTGACTCCAAGCTCATGTGCCACATCTAATGAATTTGTTTGTTTTTGATATATCCAGAAAATCTCTTTTATTCCAGTTTTTATAGCTGTATTTCTCAGTGTTGGAATTGGAAACTCACCTTTTGAAATGTCATATTCTTCAAATACTTGAGTTATAAATTTTGTATATGCCTCAGTACCATCTTTATATCTTGGCCTTGGATTTTCATCAAAAGAACCTTCATTTTTTATTCTGTTTAAATTTTCAATGTAATATTTATCTGCTTTATTCATTTTCATTTTCATTATTTTTTAAATTTTCTTTAAGATATTCTTCATATATAAATAATGATATTTCACTTATTTGATAAGTAGAATAATTATTTAAATCATCAATTTCATTATCAGTTAATTTTTTTGGTTCTACTCTTTCATTTGTTTTCATATTATTTATTATTTTTTAAAAATTTAAATAAAGAGATTCACTAATTATTGTATCATTACTTGCTTCTTTTATTCTTCTAAATGAAGAATTTCCAGATATTAAATATTCATGCCGTTTATAATTATTTGGTCCAAAATGTTCTATTTTATCATCATTTATTTTTCCATTATATGATAAAATCCATTTGGATGATAATAAATCTAACCAATTTATAAATTTTTCAGAATTAAATCCACCATAATACATACCTTTGGTATTTTGATAAGGCGGATCCATATAAATTATATCATTTTCATTTGATTTTATATTTTCATAACTTTCTTGTGAAAATATAATATTTTTAGAATTGAATAATTTGTTATATTTTTTTATAATTTTATCAACAGATTCTGGCATCATTCCACTTCTTGTGAAATGACAACTGGAATTAAACTTACCACTTTGATTCCATCTTGGTAATCCAGAAGTTACAGTCCTCATAATAAAATAGAAATCTTCTGACTTTTTATTTTCATTAAAATTATTTCTTATTTCATTAAAATATTCTTTTCTATGCTGTATATCATCATCTATATTAAATTCCTTATAATGATTATTATATGTATCTATAAGTAAATCAGGATCATTCATTATTAATTGATAAATACCTATTAATTCCTTATTAATATCAGATAAATAGTAACTATTGACCTCAATATCACTTTCTAATAATTTTAAAAATACAGATCCTCCTCCTAAAAATGGCTCTCTGTATGTGTCTATTTTTTTAGGAAAATAATTTATTATATTTTTTGCTTGGGAATCTTTCGATCCTGACCATTTCATTAATTTGCTCATTTTAATATTTTTTATATTATCTGTTTATTCATCTTTATCTTCTAATATTCTTATTTTTAATTCCCTTAATAATTTATTCCAATATGGTTTAACGTCATCATAGTGTATATCTTTTATTATTTTATTAATATCATTTACTATATCATAAAAATTATTAGAATATGTATTTCCAGCTATTGGATAAATAACTTCAATATTATTATCTCCTGTTTGTATCGGTAAATACAGTTCACGTATAGTATAATTTTCTTTTAATTCTTCATCTGATGATAAATTACCAGATTCAATATAACTCATTATCATCTCTTCTGCTTGCTGTCTTGTTAACCCTGATATATTTATTTTATATACTATTATTATTAGTTCATTTTTCATTCGATATTTCATTTAATTTTTCTAATTTATCTTTTCTTGTGACCGTATCAACAATTAAAATAGTTTGACCATCTCCAGTCGAAATCTTTTCTATTATAGATTTACAATCTTTTAATTCTCTATTTATATCATTAATTTTTTGCTTAGCATCATATCCTATATAAATTGCTTTTAACATATTTTTTAATTATTTTTTATTTGATATTTCATTTAATTTTTCTAATTTTTCTTTTCTTGAAAAAATATCAACTATTAAAACTGTTCCATATCCAGTTGACATTTCTTTAATTATAGATTTGCATTCTTTTAACTCTCTATTTAATTCTTCCAGATCACTTTGTTTTCCATAATCTCCTCTTACAAATATTGCTTTTATCATAATTATTCTATTAATTTTTTAAATAATTCAGATCTTTTTTGATTTGTAATACCAATTTCATAATTATCTCTTACATATTCAAATAAATTTTCACCATGCTCTTTAACTTTATCAGGATTTTCAACATAATATTGCATAATTTCTTTCCAACGTAATGAACTATCAGTATCTTCATCAACTAAAAAACCTTTTTGTTTACCATCAATCTTACCTTCAATATCATCTATAGTATAAGGTCCATAATTACTACATATAATCGGGCAATGATGCGCTCCAGCCTCAATTACTTTTAATTGACTCTTTACCATATTAAAAGAATTGTGAGACTTTAAAGGTGCTAATACTACATCTGCTTCATTATACATAGTACCAAAAAGCAATATTGGTTTTGTCCACCTTCTCTGATAAAATTCATCTTTAAATTCTTCATTTACTCCGTAATTATCTCGACCTTTATCATCACCTTGTCTAAGCCAAGCATTATATTTACCGTTTAAAATATATCTGAAATTATTTGTAAAAATTGATTCAAAAAATGTCCAAGGACTTCTATTTATATTATCTTTAATTATACCATTCGGAGTAGCCATTCGTAAATCGAATCCGCACATTACCATTTGAGCTTTTTGTAAAAAATATTTATCTAATTTTTCAAATGATGTTTTTAATAATCTTAAATCTACCAAGTGAGTTATTCCACCACCCCATAAAAATCTAATTTTATCTGAAGGTTTTTTATTTGAACACCATTGGTGTTCTTTTAAATTTACTGAATTTGGAGCAATTAATATATTAGTGTTAAATTCTATAATTTTATCTGCTAATAATTCTGTTGTTGTAGTTATTGCATCTGCTTCACGAATTTGATTCTCAATTATTGATTGAGAATTATTTTGTTTCCACATTCTGTAATTCGGATGATCATTGGATAAAATCCAATAATCATCTAGATCAAAAACTTTTTTTATATTATGCTTTTTTATAATTGCATCAAAAACTTCTTTAGCTTTTGGTTCAGGAAAAGGAATTGGTTTATTAAATACTATTATTTTATATTGACTTAGAAAATTTTCATTAAATAATGGTAATGTACTATCCATAAATAATCTTATATCTACTTGAATATCAGGATCATTAAAACATGAATATGGTGAAAGCAATCTTGCGTATCCAACACCATCACAGTCTGAGTCAAGAACTAAAACTTTAAATTTGTTCATTTAATTGATTGTTTTTATGTTTTTATATAATTTAATTGAGTAATAGTTTATTTAAATTATTCTATAATATTATTCTCTTTAAGATAATTAATTACTAATTTTTCTAGTAATTTAGGTTTACTTATAACATTATCTTTAATATATTTTTCAAATTTATAACTAATTTCTGTGCTTAAATTAAAATAATGTTTAACTGTTAATATTTTTACTTTTTTTTCCATTTATGACCTTTTTATTTTTATATATAAATAAAATAAAGTCCGACTAAAAATAATTAAAATGAATGATAATATCAAAATATGTTGAAATTAAAATAACAAAAAATAATTTAAGAATTTATAGTGATACTAAATGCAAAATAGGTGATATAATAAATTATCCAGTAAAAAACTTAACATTAGGCAGTCATGCTATTATAGATGTTAAATGTGATTATTGTGGTAAAATATTTAAAATTAACTATAATAATTATAATAATTATAATAATAAAACAAAAAATGGAAAATCGACAACATGTTGTAATGATGTTAAGTGCATGAAACAAAAAAGATTGTTGGCTACACAAGAAAAATATGGAGTAGATAATGTATTTCAATTAGAAGATATAAAAGAAAAAATGAAAAATACAAATTTAGAAAGATATGGAGTTGAAAATCCACATCAAAATGAAGAAATTAAAATCAAAGTAGATAATACTAATTTAATAAGATATGGATGTAAAAATGTTTTTCAAAATGAAGAAATTAAAGATAAAATAAGAGAAACGAATTTAAAAAATTTAGGAGTAGAATATCCTACTCAATGTGAATCAGTTAAAGATAAAATAAGAAAAACAAATTTTAAAAATTATGGTTTTGATTATCCTTCTCAAAATCAAGATTATTTTAATAAACATAAAAATAATGGATTTAAGTTAACTTATTTTGATGATTTATTTTGTCAAGGTTCTTATGAAAATGATTTTGTATTAAAATACAAAGATATAATTAAAATAGAGAATGGATTATCTTTAAAATATAATTATTTAGGTCAAACAAGAATATATCATTCTGATTTTTATTTACCTGATTATGATTTAATAATTGAAATAAAATCGTCATATTGGTATAATGTGCATTTAGAACAATGCAAAGCAAAGGAAGAATATTCTAAAAAGGAACATAATTATATTATGATAATGAATAAAAAATATGCTGAATTTGATAAATTATTAAAATTTTAAAATAAATTTGGTAAATAACAATAAATATATTATCTTTGCACATAAATATTAAAATTGTATAAGTATGAAAAATAAAGAAATATTATTTTTAGTAATTTCGATTTCAGTTATTATATTTTTAATCTATATAAATGTTAAACCATATACTAAATTATATTCTAACATTTCTACATCAGATTACAATTTTAGTGAAATTGATAAATCATCTTCGTATAGTGATAAAAAACTTAATATTTTATCAAGTAGTACAGATAATAATATTTCTGATGAAAGTGATGAACCTAACATCAGTATACCATCTGATGAATCATATAAGGTTATATCAGTAAATAATGATAATCCGTCATCATTGAGTTCTTCTGATTATAATGATGTATTATATTCTCATAATAATATGAATGATCATTCAGATATATTAATTCCATCATTTGATTTATATAATTCTAAAAAAGCATCAAGTTCTAAATTAGATAATAATTTAACAGCAATAGCTACTACTACTGATTTGTCAAATAGTAGTTCATCAAATAGTAGTTTATCAAATAGTGGTAGTTCATCACAAAAATGTACTACTCCGCCAACTGGTTGTGGACATTGGGTACATCATGATGGATATTACGAATGGGAATATGATAAATGTGGTTGGCATGAAGTATGGATTCCTCCTTATGATGAATGGGTATCTGAACCATGTCCTCCATCTTCTGTTCCAGTTGGTGATATACCTATATTAGAGTTATTTTCTCTTATATTTATATATGTATTATATCTTAAACATAAAAAACTAAAACATTTAAAAGAATTATTATGAAAAAACTATTATTATTTATTTTTTTGATGATTTCTTTTTCTATATTTTCAGAAAATGATAATCATAAATTTTCAATTGTAGGTGAAATTGGAGTAAATTATTTCGATGGTGATGTAACTCAAGATATCACAAGTATTTTTCCTGGATCAGTAAGACAAATAACAGTTGGAGGTCTTATTGAGTATACTCTCACTCCAATTTGGGGATTATCAGTTAATTATTATCATTTACCGTTAAAAGGTGAAAATCATTATGCATCATTTGAAACTAATTATAATACAGGTGATTTTAATGCCACTATTAATTTTACAAAAATGATTTTTCCAATGTCAAATTCTAAATTTTCTTTTAATGGATCAATTGGAATTGGTTATGCAAATTATACATTTAATCAAAATATCATAAAGCCTGATGTTACATCTAAAGCAATTCCTGATTATGGTAATGCATTCACTATTCCTATTACATTTTATGCTGAATATAGTTTATATAATAATATAAGTATAGGAGGAAAAATACATTATAGAACTAATAATAAAGATAATTTAGAAGGTATAGTTTTAGCTTTTAGTACACCTGAAGGAGTAAAACATTATAGTAGTGGTGGATATGATAGCAATTCTAATGATAATATTGATGTATTTACACTCTATGCTCGTTATAAATTTAAATCAAAAGAATCTAAATCTATAGAAATTAATAAAAAATTAGAAAAGTATTCAGATTATGATAAACCTTGTTGTGGTACAACAGTTAATATAACTAATAATTATAATACAAATACAAATACTATTTATAATGGGTGTAAAACTTGTAATGATAGTACTACATATGCAAATAATAATGGTATAAATGATGAATTTGTTAATAAAATTCCAAGTATTTATTTTGATTTCGATAAATATAATTTAGATAATACTGCATTAAATATTATTAAACATGTTGCGTTTATAATGAGAAAATATCCAGATTATAATGTTGAAATAAGAGGATATTGTGATTATATTGGTAATGTACCTTATAATGATAAATTAAGCATGAATAGAGTTAATATGGTTAAAAATGAATTAGTAAATACATATAAAATTTCAGAGGATCATATTATCATAAATGGATTAGGTAAAATTGATACTCCAAAAATGATGTATAGAATTAATAGACGTTGTGATTTCTTCTTCTTTAAATAAAAAAGCATAAAATTCATCATTATTTAGTGATGAATTTTTGTTATACAAAAATTATTATTATCTTTGTATTAATTAAAAACTTGAATATTCAATAACTTATGAAAAATAAAGAAGAAAGAGCATTAAAATTAAAAATGATAACTGAAATTAATTTAATTAGTCATGAGTTAACTTTAAGAAAACTTAAATTTAGTTATGAATGCGGATTATTTGAAATAGCATTAAGAAAGACTACTCTTTATATTCAAATAGAAGATGGTGTTTCAATTTCAAACTGTTGGATTAATTTATCTATAGATAAATGTTTTGATTTGTGTCAATTTAATTTGGTTATTGAAGAATTTATTATGCAATTAAATGAAATTATTGAAGATGCTAATAAAATATGTAATTTAAAAGAAAAAGTAGAAAAACAAATAAATAATACAAGAGAATTGATTAATAATTCTGGTATTTGTCATATAAAAACTGATGATTCTTTTTTTGATGATGTACTATTTGAAAATTTAATATGTTGTGATACAATTTAAAATTATAAAATCATGAAAGAGATAACTAGGTATTTTTACATGACATTAATTGTCGTTCAAATTTTGTTTGTGTTTTTATGGTATTTTAATATTAATGCTATTGGTATTCTATCTTGGATAGGAAAAGGTAGTGATTATAATCCTTTAAAGTTATTTCTACCATTGATTGTTTATGGCGTAATTAAAATACTTTATTGGTTTGCTGATCCTCTTTCAGCATTATTTTCAATTATTCTTAGGTGGGTTGTTATTATTGGAGTTTTTTATCTGTTTGTCTGGTTATTTCTTAAATAATTATATATGAATATGTTAAATAAAATAATAAAAAATATTTTAAAAATATTTAAGAATTTTTATTACTTTTTATATACTCCTATGAAATTGTATGATACCTATCATGCATTAGATATTTTAGTTGTATATTTAGAAAATGTTAAAATTATTAATATTGAAATTATAATAGGTAATTGTGTAATAACTTTCTCTGATAATTCAGTATTAACTTTTTGGAATTCTAGATGGAATGCTTGGATGGCTTATGGAACAATGAAATTTAGTAATGGAAGAATAATGAAATGGAATAAAAAACAACCATCTTGTGAAGTTTATTATAAATATAAAAAATTAATTCTAAATCATGAAAAATCTAAAAATCATAAAATAGATAATGTAGAAATTGAAGATTTTTCTGATTGCTTACCTATTAAATTACTTAGAAAACAAAAATTAAAAAATATTAAAAAATAATGAATAAGTTATTAAAAAAAATATATTACGGGTTTTTATGGCATAATCATATAAAATATGATTATTATCCTTTGTTAGATATTTTACTTGTATATTTAGAAAATGTTAAAATTTCATCTATTAATGTAGATAATTATTATGCTACAATATTATTTTATGATAATTCAATATTAAAATTTTTGATTTGTGATGATAATATTCATTTTACTGTTAAAGATTATAATAGATGGTATATATGGATGAGCAAAGGTGAAATGTCATAGTTAATAGCTATCAGTTTTAATATAATATATAAACTTTTATGATAAAAACTGATATAATAATTTTATTATATAGTACAAATATACTATTAAATTTTGATTCTACCAAATAAACGATTTAAATAAATGTTAACTATTAAATTAAAAATAAAAGAGTGCTTACAAGCAGAGATAATAGATCAATATTGTTCTGACTACACTGGTTTGTTTTATACTCTTTATAATCATTTTGATTTAATTGATGATGATTATATAAAATCACTATTAAATAATTCTGTGTTAGACAAATCCATGTTTGATTGTTGTATTTCTGATGTGAAAACAAAACTTAAACAGCACGAAGCAACCAAAGAAAAGAAATCAAAAAAGATAATTGATATTCAGAAATGTCTTGATAATAACGAATTCAAAACAAAAAAGGAAAAACGTAAAAAATATAATTTAATAAATAATCTAGCAAGAATTAAACGAAATATAAACAATAATATTACATTTGGTGGTAAAGCACTACAACGTGAAATCACGAAATTACATTTAAATATTTATAAAACTGAGCTACAGCTAACAAAGATTGATATTAAATCAACAGATTACAAGAAATTTCTTGAATATAAGAAAGAATTAATAGAAAGGTTAGGGCTCAAGAAATTAGAGTTCACATCAAAACGTAAATTAGGAATTTATTTAATCGGACGTGCCTGTGAAAAAGGTAACAGAAAAATTGATTTCGATCTAATTAATAATAAAATCACTTTCAAACCATCAAGAGATTTTAAAATTGATATCACTTTTAAAACTAACGGCAAAAAACAAAAAAATAAATTAATTAAAATTCAAGAAATGTCTAACCTGAATTTAATGCCAGTGACCATAAGATTATCAAACGAATATATTCATTTATCTTATGACGAAGAGTTATTAAATGGTTATGAATTCAATCAATTGGACTGCAAGAAAGAACAGTTACTTGCGTTAAGCAAAGAAAGTAAAAAGGAAATTTATATAAAGCATAAGAATGAACAAAATGATAGAAAAAAAGTAGGTAAGCTATCAAATCGTTACATGGCGGTTGATTTAAATCCAAAGTTTATCGGTTTAAGTATATTTGATGACATTAATGATGAGCAGAAATTAATTCATGTTCAGTGCTTTATTTTATCTGAGTTAAGTACGAAATTAAGTTTAAGCTCTTCAGACAAGAAACAAGTTAAACAAAATGATAAAAGAAAACATGAAATAAAAGAAGTCTGGAAACAAATATTCATGATGTGTAAGCACTTCAGAGTGTATAATTTTGTGATGGAAGATCTTGATTTTAAAGATAAACAATCAAAAGATACAGTAGGTAAAGAGTTAAATAAACAAACTAAAAATCTATGGCATCGAACTTTAACGACCAACTTGATTACTAAATATTGTAATGAAAATGGCTTAAATAAAATAGAGGTAAACGCTGCTTATAGTAGTTTTATCGGAAATATGATACATACCTTCTTTGACCCAATTTCATCTAGCATTGAAATTGGCAGTAGAGGGATGAATAAATTTAAAAAAGGTAGTTCTATATACCCGTGTATGAATTTAATAAATCAAGAGAAATTGTTTTATCTACTTGGTGAGAATATCAACACAACACAGGATAATTGGATTCAATTATATAGAAAGACCAACCAACTGAAGTATCGGAACATGTTATTAAAAGATGATGTGTTAATAGACTATCACTTAGGAAATTGTAAAAGTAAAGTTAGAATTGTTACCCAACAAATCTAATAAAATACTACAAATTACTATATTTTAGTTACCTCATTTCATAATGGTAATACAATTGATTGGAGAAACGATTCTCCATCACGTGAAGTATTATATAAATACAAAAAACTTATTTTGAAGTATGAAAAAGATGAAATAATAAGAAAAAAAGAAGCTGATATGTTGAAATATAATAATTGTTTACCAATTAAATTAGTTAGAAAAGAAAAATTAAAAAATATTAAAAAATAATAAAAATGGGTTTAGATATATCATATTATAGTAAAATTAAAATATCAGAAAGTAATGACGATGATGACGATAATTATATTGAAAATCATAAATATTTCATATATCAATTAGGTTCATTAAAAAATGGTCAATGTTATCATGAAACAGATGAATCTGAAAGTGACTCTTTTCATGTTGGATCATGTTCAGGTTATGGTGTTTGGAGAAAGAATTTATTAGAAATGCTAGGATATATTAGTATGCAAGATGTATTTAATGATTTTGATACAAATATTAGAAAAATTAAATTAGATGAAATTAATTCAGGAGAAAAATATGTAGCTAAATCTTTTTATGAAATTATAATATTCAGTGATTGTGAAGGCGTTATAGGACCTGAAATATCAAAAAAACTATATGAAGATTTTGTTGAATTTGATAAAGTAGCAATTAGTCAAGGAGATTATTTTTATGATATTTATTCTAAATTTAAAGAAGCATTTAGAGTAGCATCAGATAATGGACTTGTTTGTTTTAGTTAAGAATATTAAAAATAGAGAGATTTAAATATCTCTATTTTTATTTATTAAATTAAGTTCATCTAACCATTTTATAAAATTCATTCTATCTTCAGGTGTACCTCTAAAAAATTTACCTCCAAGATTAGTATATGATTTATTTTCTTTACTATATTTTAAAATTTCAAAATATCCAAGATCTTCATCTTTATCATAATTCAATGATATTTTTATTTTAAAAAATTTTTGAGCTGGATGAAAAAAATTATGTTCATACCATAAAGATTTCCAAGAATAACAATCATACCATAAAGATTTCCAAGCTTTACCTGCTTGAGAATATGACATTTTATACTGCTTAATTTCTTTCTCTGTGTATTGATCTAATTCAAAAAATTTTAAGTGCTTCATATCTGTATATATTAAATATTTTTTAAATTATATCTTGATTAATTTCTTGTTTAAATATATTATTTAATATTTTTGATTTTATTATTTCTCTATTATATTTATTTTTAAAATCATCATCTATATAATCTTTTTCTAAATGATCATTCATATCAAATTTTTTAATTTTAATTTTCTAAATATTTTTATATGATATTCAATTATAAATTTTTTAAAATCTTCAAAATTAAAAAATTCTTTTGTATAGACTTTAATTTCATTTGTTATTTGGTAGTACCTATTAAATGAAATTATTTTATCCCAATCATTTATTATATAAAAATTTATATTAATATAGCCATCTTGTTCAAATAGCATGAAATTATTTGTTTTATTTTTATAGCCTATAGATTCAATTAATTTTATGCATTTTTCATCATAATATTCTCTATATTTAAAATCAATCATATTCAATCATTATATTTGTAATTATATATTATTATTGTTATGATTTGTTTTGATATATTATGCTATAACTGTTTATAATTTATAAAAAATATTAAATAATTTTTTTATTAAAATAAAAATATCTACTTTTGTAATCATAAAAAACTAAATATAGTTGATTAATTATTATTAACTTTTTTATATCAGTTATTATATATATCTTTGTAGTGTAAAAATTATTCATTAAAAAAACATTAATATGAAATTAACAGAAAGAATTGAAATTAAGAAATCTTATTTTAAAGTCAAGAAACAAAAATTTCGTCGTGACACACAAAAATTTGCAATTAAACTTATTAGGTTTTTTACAATTAGTGATAATAAGATTAATAAAGTAAATAATAGTGAAAATGAAGTAGTAAGTCTATGTAGACGACTTATTAGAGATAATGATTCAGTATTATCAATGACTTCAAAAACACTTAAAAGAATTATAGACAATAAAATAACTGGAACATATATTATTATTAGAAATATGCAAGTTCTTGTTTACCATAAAGAAACTGCATATCCACCAATTATTATTTCAGATAAAAAATATTTATATCTTCTTGAAATATTTGATATTAAAAAAGAAGAAATTGAAAATGAAAAAGAAAAAGAAATTGATAATAAAGTTAAAAATTCATTCAAAATGATTTATGCTAATATCGTTCAAACTGATTTAATCGAACAAGAAAGAAAAAATAATGAAATTAATAACATCAAAAATAACTAAAAAATGAAAAAAATTAATAAAAATAAATTCAAATCTTTATATTATATAGGATTAATTTTTTATTCTGCAGTTGTATTTTTTGCTGCTGTTATTATTATATCTTTTGTTATATTTTCTTATAATAAAATTGAAGATAAACATAAAGCAGAAGTTGAAGCAAAAGAAGCAGCAGAAAAACCTGTAATTCCAATTGTTAAACAGATAATTTATGATACAATTCCTGTATATGATACTATAAGACCTGTAAAGCATCATAAGTTTTTTGTACCTATTGTTAAAAATAAAAAAGATAGTTTATAATATAAAAAGTCAGTTTACAAACTGACAAAATATTAAAAAAGTCAGTTTTTAAACTGACTTTTTTGTTTATATCATAAATACACTTCAATAGGATTATCTGGAAAGTCTAATAATTTATTTAAATTAAATATTGACATTTTTTAATGATATTAATTTTAATTTTCTTTGATCAATTCTAATTCTATCATTAAGATTTATGATAGTTTTTTCATAATCAATTCCTTCTTTTCTTCTGTAAAAAATTCCAGTTAGTTCATCTCGTCCTGATTTTTTATTTGTTAACTCTTTATAGAAAAAAATTTCTCTTGACTTAAAGAATTCTAATTTACGACAACCTTTTGTACTCATTATATCATCAACTACTAATTTACCATCAATATAAAATTTATTAATATTAAATTGAGTTGGACTAAATTCACTAGTAACATTATATTTTATCATAGCAGGACCATACAAATTATGAAGTTTACCATGATTTAAGTAGTACTCATAGTCATCAAATAATATATGAGTAATATCCTTCAAATTGAATTCAATGTACTCATATAAAGAATAAAATGACTCAAAATCTTTTTTATATAATCTACCTGTTACGGAATCTATAGATAAAAAAGAATCAAAATCAATCTTACATTCAACATCTAAAAATTTATACATTATCATTTAATAACTTATTTAATTTATATTTTCTTGCATCTTGATTATCTCCAAAATATTCATAAAAATAAAAATAAACACTATATTCATCATATTCATCATCTAATGAAAATGATATTTCACTAATTTTATCATTAAGTATAATTGTAATAACACTATCATATATATGAGTTAATTTATAATATTTTCCTTTTTCTAATTCAGGAAAATTATTAAGAGTTGTATTTAATGTCTTTTTACAAAAATATAATTCATTAATCTTAGGATGCATTTAATAACTTATTTAATTTTTCTTTTCTTTCTTCTTTAATAGTTCCAAAATATTCATAAAAATACAAATAACTCATATGATTCTCTAATGAGAACACCATTTCACCAATATTAGAAATTATAACTACGTCACCATGATGACGATCTGAAACTTTATAATGTTTTCCTTTTTCAAAATAGTCATTATTAAATAAAAATTTCATTGCTTTCTTGCAATAATAATATTCATTAATCTTTGGACGCATTTTCTAACTCACTTTTTAAATAATTAGCTAATCTTTGAATTTTATAAGCATCTTCAGGTTTAAAAATAAATTCATCAAATGCGCCATACCTACATCTATAACCAAAAATATATTTAATACCATATTTTAATCTATTCCAAAATGATCTTCTATTTAATAATACATGAGCATAACATATAGGATCAATTTTACCTGATTCTGTTATATCTTCTTCATATAAAAATATAAGTTGATGATCAGTTGAATGACAACTACAAATTAATATTTCTTCTTTATTTTTCATGTTCTAATATTTTTTTTTATTTTTTTTTTTCTGTATTTTTCTTACAGTAAACTTTATCTCTTCTTTTGTAATTACTAACATTCTTTAATTATTTTTTCTAATTTATTTTTTCTAAATTCTTTTAAATCACAAAAATATGTATCAAAATCATAATCTTCCATTCTTGGGGTGAACCAAAATGAATACCAACCATCACCATCACAACCATAACCATCATTAGTGTATTTTATTACAATAATATTATTATAATCTTTTTTCTCGTAAATAAAATATGAATAATTTTTTTTAAAAATCAATAGTTTATCAAACTCTCTGTAACAGTCCTTTATGCAAAAAACTTTATCGCCAACTTTATACATTATTAATTATATTTTCTAATTTTTTCTTTCTTTTATTCTTAATCCAATCAGTTCTATTAAACTCAAATACAGATGGTATAATACTATGATCATAATCAGTCATGATAATGTTACAATTTATTAAATCTAACCAACAATATGATATTCCTTTTTCTACATATCCATAAAATCCAGATATATATTTATTTGGTATCTTAGGTATTTCAGATTCTGCTATTATTCTAAATTCATTTATTTTATTTGTAGGCTCAATATCTAAATTGAAACTAAAATAAATAAATTTACAATCATAAAACCATTCTTCTATCTCTTTCATATTATATAAAGATAATGAAAAATAATGAACTATTATTCATTATTATTAATTATGTTTTTAAAACTTTTATAGAATCTGTAAAGTGCTTAGGTAATATATTAGAATTATATTTTAATAAATCTGAAAAGTTTGAGTCTAATATAAACGTATCGCAGTAATCTGTTTCACTACGAATTCCTCTACCTACTTCTTGTATTGTTTGAACACATGCATTCCAGCTATACCATTCAGGCATCATTTTTTGTCTTGCTTTAATTTTTTTACTACCCAAATTTGCGAATGATATTTTTAACACTATTTGAAAACGAGCTAATTCATCATCTAAAGAAATTCCTTCCATCATAGATGGACTTACTAAAACTGTTGGAGCTGTACTTGTTAAATGTTTTTCAAGAATTTCATTTCTATCTTCAGTAGTGTGAAATAATAACCTTTCATCCATAATATTTTCTTTTAACCATTCTGTTATTTCATAATTTGATGTGTGAATTATTCCTTTTTTGTTTTTATATTTAGCTAATATTTTTTTTATCCAAGGTATCTGATTCTTAAAAGTCTCTTCTTTACTATAAAAAGACATTTTACCAAGTTTCATATAAAATATAGGATGATTTTTTAATTCAAAAGGAGAATCCATTTCATGATAACTTGTTAATTCTTCATCTAATCCATTAATGAAACTAAACATTTTAGAATCGAGTACAGAAGCAGACATAAAAATTATATGATCGTATTTAGACCATACATATTGATTTAGGTACTCATAAACGAAAATATGTTCAGTTACCAACTCTATCCCACTATAATTTTTTTCACTCTTATTTTTATTGATATCAAGAACTACATTATCTGGATCATTTTTATGTGAATCAAATAAATGTTTAAACGATAATAGTTTACTATCAATATTTTGTAAATATTTAGATAACTCTACTTTTTGTTTTGATTTTGATGATCCAGCAATATCAGATTCAAATTGAGTTCTTTTTTTCTCTAACATTGGTATTAACTTTCTTTCTAAAAATTCTAAATATTTATCTAAAAATTTAATTTTTGAAATATATTTGCTATCAATCTCTTCAATTTCTTTTAATCCAAATCCACATCTTTTTAAAGTTTTTGAACTTAATTTTGAGGAAAGATAGGATGAGAAGGTTTCTTCGAATGATTGACACTCATCAATTATAAGTACATTACCATCTCTTCTTTTTAAAATATCAGGTTGAAATAATGATAATGTATCAAATAGATGAAAATTACTCAAACCTATATCTCCAGATATCCAGGAATTTTTAGCAATGTCATATGGACATTGATCACAATGTTTTTTCATTATAGCACAGAGTTCTTTAGCTGTACCGCAATCACAATCAAAATCTTTACAATAATAGTTAGATTTGCCTCTATAATCATTTATGAACGGAAAATCTCTGATATACTGGCCTTGAAGTACCTTCGATGCTGTAAGAATATCAAATTTGGCATCTGGATTCACGAATCCTTTATACCAATTGGCTAGCATTATGACCATGAATGACTTACCAACCCCAGTCGGCAAATTTTCTAAAATAAAACGTTTACCTGTCAATATACTATTTTTAATAAAATTTAGTCCATCAATTTGGTAAGATTTTGGTTCGTATTTGAGAGGAAAAAATATTTTTTTGTCGTCTATTTGAATCATTTAATTGTAATTTTATTTATTGTATATAAAAATATTATTATTGTTTATTCCAATTCATATAATCATAAATCTTATCTTTCCAATTATTTCTAATCATTGATTTATAAGCGCCAGAACTATTTAATAATTTTTTATTATTTATTTTTATTGTTTCATTCAAACAATTTTCATAATTCCAATAACCTTTAGGTTTTGTTTTATTTTCCATGTGTGAACATATATCATCAATCCAACCATTTTTTAATGCTGATCCAGCAGCACTTGCATATTTTAAGTAAAATTCACTTTTAGTTTTGCATTGTAATGCAACTTCTTGACATTTTTCTTTTGTCCATATTAAAGTAATTCCTCCTAAACTTCCTGTTTTCGCTGTATTTAAAATAATCCAACCATTTTTTTTTATATATTTCTAAATGTGTTTCTTCCATAATTTTTGCATCACTAATATTTAAATAATCTGTTAATTGAATAAGTGTTGGATTTAATTTAAATTCTTTAAAATATTTATATACAATACTATTATTATATTCATTGAAATGTCTACTATTTCTATTTTTTAAATTATATGTCAAGCCAACATATACATTCTTATCACTAAATTCATAAGAATATATACATCTTAAAAAATCGTTAGGTTGTATCATATGAGAACAAATTTCATCTATCCAGTTATTTTTTATAGAAACGTTATGAGCAGCATAATATTTTTCACCAAATTCTTTTCTATTTTTACATTTTAATGCTAGTTCTAAACATATTTCTTTTGTCCAATAATCTTCATGATGTTTTAATTTAATCATATGTGAACAAATATCGTCTAACCATTTATTTTTTGCAGATGCGAAATACGCAGAGCCAGAATTTAAACTAAAGCTACCTCTTGTATTATATTTCAAAGCTTCTTCTTTACATTTTTCATAAGTCCATTTTAATTTCATAGTATAATATGTTTATTTTTTAGTTCATCTTTAAATTTTAGATCTTTACAGAGTTCTTCTATTATGCTATATTCTAAAAATTTTGATTTATTTGTAAAATTATCATCTATTTGTTTAATAATATTAACGTCTAGTGATATAGATATCGACAATTTTCTATTTTTCTTTGGTGATTTCATATATTTTAGTTATTTTTCTTCTATATATAAATAACTTAAGGTCGTAAATTGCTATATTTTTACTAAAATCTTACTATATAAAATTTAAAATAACTTTTTAAATTATTTTTCATATAATAGATAAAAATTATATTATGCGGAAAAAGATACCTGATGATCAAAAAAGGAAGAAGATTTCATTTTCGATAGATCCAAGGGTTTATGATATGTTTGTTAGATATTGTGAGCAGAATGAGATTGAGAATTATTCTGGATATATTGAGAAGATAATAATTGAAAAATTAAAAATTTAATGAAGGATATTAAGACTATTAAAAGATCTAAAAAGAAGGTTATTCCAGTGAATGAAAGGACTTATATTGGATTTGATGTTATAGAATTTAAGAGTGGTGGTAAATGTTACAGATTAAAATATGAATAGATGAAAGAAAAATTTAAAAAATACATATAATACGGAATAAAATGATTATATTTGATATTGAATGGAAAATTGAATACAGTTGGAGTCAGAGTTTCTAATTTCGGTGAAAAACAATGAAATTAGTTTAGAATTACTTTACATTAGCAACAGTTCATGATAGAAAAATAAAATTAGAACCACTTTATGGATAAACAGAATATTAATATTGGAGATAAATTATTATGCAAAAATAGTTATTATAATTATACTGAAGTTTTTTATAAAGATAGAGAATATGAAATAGTTAATACTAACATATTTTATAGTAGTAATTTTTATTCATTAAAAGAAAAAAATAGCAAAAATTTATTATATCTACGTAAAGTTGATTTTTATGATGTTTTTTATACTAAACAAGAAGAAAGAAAAATAAAATTAAACAAATTAAAAAATGACGAAAAAGAATATTAATTTAGGAGATAAGTTATTATGTAAAAAAGATTTATTTCAAAATTTAATTAGTGATGATAAATTAATAATATTTTCTCATTTTATAAAAGATAAATATTATTCTATTGTTGATATAAAAATAATAGATGATAAATATGCTTATAAGAATACATGTGATCATATATTTGGACAAGATGATTATATTTATTATATAAATGGAGAAATGAATAAATCATGTTCATTTTGGTCTGAAAGTTTTTTTCATGATTATTTTTATGAAAAAAAAGAATTAAGAAATAAGAAATTGCAGAAAATAAATGGATAAACAGAATCTTAATATTGGAGATAAATTATTATGCAAAAATGATTTAAAATCATTGGTATCTAATAATACTTCATTATTATTTTTTAAAAAAGGTAAATATTATGTTGTTGATGAAATTAGATTAATTAATGATATTTTTGTGGATTATAATGAATATTTTTATTATATAATTGATGATAATAATGAACGATATTCATTTTGGATGGAAAGATATTTATATACTTATTTTTATACTAAAAATGAAATTAGAAGCATGAAATTAAATGAAATAAATGAAGGATCATAATTTTAAAGTAGGAGATAAATTATTATGCAAAAAAGATTATATTCATCATAAGATATCTATTCATAAAGGGAACGAATATATTATAAGTGATAGTTTATTTGAGACTGAATATTATACTTTTATTTATATAATTGATGATAATAATGTAAAGGTAGAAGTTCAGTATGAAAAAGATATTTATGAATTTTTTTACACTGAGAAGGAAGTTAGGAATATTAAATTAAAAAAGTTGGGTAATGAAGGAACAGAATCTTAATATAGGAGATGAATTAATATGTAAACGTATATTTCATCCAAATTTTGAATATTATATACTAAATTCATGTTATACTGTTTATGATATTAAATTTTTTAATATTGATAATAAATTTTTTAATATTGATAATGCATATTATTATATGACCATAGGAAATGAAAAAATGAATATTGTTTGTTCATATGAAGATATTTATACTTATTTTTACACAAAAAACGAAACTAGAAAAATTAAATTACAAAAACTTCATGAAGAATCAAAATTTTAATATAGGAGATAAATTATTGTGTAAAATTGATGTTAATAAATCATATCTGACATTAACGAAAGGTGTAGAATATATAATTTTGAGTGCTGACTTTGATGTACTTTTGAGTGCTGACATTGATGTACTTTATTATAAATATAATATAATAGATGATACCAATAAAGATTTCTATTATATAGAAGAATTTGATGATTATTTTTATACTAAAAATGAAGTACGAAAAATTAAATTAGAAAAATTAAAAAATGAAGAAGCAGAATATTAATATTGGAGATAAGTTATTATGTAAGATTAGTTTTTTATCAAATTCTACATATATTATAAAAGGTAAATATTATTATATTAAATATATTGATATTATTAATGTAGCTCGTAAAGATTATTATTTCTATTATTTAGACGATTTCGAATCATTGGTATGTTGTGATGAAAAAGAATTTTGTAAATATTTTTATACTAAACAAGAAGAAAGAAAAATTAAATTAGAAAAACTTTATGAAGAAGCAGAATATTAATGTAGGAGATAAATTATTATGCAAAAAAAATCTTTTTAATTCAGAAAGTACATATCTTATTGAATTTGAATATTATTATGTTTGTGAAATTACTCCAACTAATAATAATTATACTGATTATATTTATATGCTTATATGTGAACAATATCAACCTGTTAATTTTAGATATTACGGAGAATTTTGTGAATATTTTTATACTAAACAAGAAGAAAGAAAAATCAAATTAGAAAAACTTTATGAAGAATCAAAATCTTAAAGTAGGAGATAATTTATTATGTAAATATAATATAATTAATATAAATAAAAATTTCAAAATAGACAAATATTATGCTATGATATCAATTTATATTATTTCTAATACTATAAGCGGTGTGGATTTTTATTATTATTATTTATTTGATGATGATGATAATTTAATATTATTTTGTGGTGAAGAAGATTTATATGAATATTTTTATACTAAACAAGAAGAAAGAAAAAGAAAATTAGATAAAATAGAAAATTATGAATAATTTTAATGATGGTGATAAAATATTATGTAAAAAGGATTTAACTTATTATGGTAACCATATTATAGAAGGTGATTATTATATTTTTCATGATAATATGTTTAGTGGTATTTTTAATGATTTTTACTGCTGTTATATAAGTGAATCTAATAATATATTTTCATATTATTTAACTGAACATGATTTAGTTGGTCATTTTTTTATGAAAAATGAGATTAGAAAATTAAAATTAGAAAAACTTTATGAAGAAACAGAATATTAATGTAGGAGATAGATTATTATGTAAAGAGGAGATTGATAAAATATTTATTAAAGATAAATATTATTATGTAGATGATATTAAAAATTTTTCAACTGATTATAGTGAATATTTTTATGATTTAAGATCAGAATTCAATACAATATTACCATTTTTTAGTGAATCATATTTACATCAGTATTTTTATACTAAACAAGAAGAAAGAAAAATCAAATTAGAAAAACTTTATGAATAATTTTAATGAAGGTGATAAAATATTATGTAAAAAAGATTTAATAGCTAATTATAGTACACATTTTATAGAATGTAAATATTATATTTATCATAAAATTCTGAATGATTCATTTAAAGGTTTTGCCTGCTGTATATTTAATGAATCTAATGGAATATATCCATATTTTTTAAATAAAAATGAATTACTAAATCATTTTTATACTAAACAAGAAGAGAGAAAAATTAAATTAGAAAAACTTTATGAAGAATCAGAATCTTAATGTAGGTGATAAGTTATTGTGTAAAAAAAATTTAAATGAATTATATGCAAGTTTTAATAAAAATAAATATTATATTGTTTATGATATTAAATTATTTGACAATAATACTGATTATTGTTATTATATAGAATTTGATAAAAAAAAATATTATTCTTTTAGATATAGCGTTAGATTTTTTTATGAACATTTTTATACTAAACAAGAGGAGAGAAAAATAAAATTAGAAAAACTTTATGAAGAAACAGGATATTAATGATGAAGATAAATTATTATGTAAAAAAAATCTTCTAGTTGGAGCAAATAAATATTTATATGTTGATAATTATTATATTGTTATGGTAGTATACGGTCCTTATGAATATTGTTATTATTTTAATGATGAAAATGATAGAATATTACCATTTTCATTTAGCATAAAAGAGATGTCTGAACATTTTTATACTAAACAAGAAGAAAGAAAAATTAAATTAGAAAAAATTTATGAAGAATCAGAATCTTAATGTAGGAGATAAGTTATTATGTAAAAAAGATTTAACAACATCATATTCAATATATCATAAAGATAGATATTATATTGTTCATTTTATTATTAATTATGATGATGATTATCAGTATTTGATATCTGATGATAAAAATGCTTATTCATCTTTTAAACGTGATGAAGAATATTTATATACTTATTTTTATAGAAAAAATGAGATTAGAAAAATTAAATTGAAAAAATTGAATAATATTTTTAATTAAATTAGGTTATACCAAATATTTACTTTACTTTTGTACTTTATAAAAACAATTTAAAATTATTTAATATGAAAAAAGTAAAGAACATTTTATTTAAAATGGAATTAGAAGGTAATGGTGTTGTTAACTGTGATAGTAATGGACAAAAATGGATATGGAATGAAATTAGTGGTGGAAAGTATGAAACTGATAATAATTTAATATTTGCAAAAAAAAATATATATCAGAAAAGTAATGGTGAATATGATTATAAAATAAAAATTTCTAGTAATTGTTTAAGACATAATATTTTTATTGATGATATTCCATTTCAATCTCCAAATATATTGCATAATAATTATTTACTTGTGTCAATGTTGGCTTCTCCTGCAATTATAAATAGAGGTCATTTATTTGCATTGAATGAAGATGAGATTGATAAAACAATTAGAAGAAAAAGTGTTTTATGTATAATTGACGCTGAACAAACAAATAATTGTAAATCAAAAATAGAACTTATGACAGTTAGTGGTGAAAAAATAAGTGATACTTCATTATTTAACAAAGAAACTGTAGGAGATATAACATATGAGACTGATGGTAATATTGATTTAATGCAAATGCAATTTATTAGTTGTTCTAAAAATTTAGATCGATTAGCATTCAATCCAGATTTATTTCCTTTATATTCAGAATTATTGAAAAAAAGATTACCATCATTTAATTCGGAATTAAAATATTATAGGATTACAAATAGTGTTGTTGAATTACCAGAATATGGTTTTTTATTATCCAATACAGATGTTGTTGAACTAACAAAAAATCTATTATATAAAATGCTAAAAATGAATATTTATAAATCTGGATCTAGTGTTGTTACGTCTAAACTTAAAATTAAATTAGTATATGACGTATTTAATGATAAAAAAAATAATTCTGATGGATGGATTGAATTAACAAAAGATGTTATAGATAATTTAAATTTTGAAAATGAAAATTTTTATACTGAATATGATTTTGAAAATGCAAAAACTTTAGATATAGAATTGTCAGATAAGAGATCTATTATAATTAAAAAAAGAATAGATGCTAAATTGAAAGCTAAAGATGATAAAAAAGAAAAAAAAGAAGCTAAATTAAAATCTCAAAAAGAAGCTAAATAATTCTAATAATATGGAATATTTTTTAAAATTGTCATTTAAAGATGCTGGATTTTTTGAAAAAGCAACTAATAATCAAAAACCTAGTATAAGTGTTCATCAAATAAGTAACATGCTGCATGTTTTAATGGGTGAACGTCCAAGTCCAACATATAGAGATACATTAATTAAACCTATATCAGATATATTTAATATAGCTAATTTAGCTTATATAAAAATAGATACAACAAGATTTTTAAATAAATCTAGTGGTAAAATGTGTTATATGAATGAGTTTATACAAACAAATAAATTTGCTTATGATAGCTATAGAGATAAAAAAAGAAGTTTTATTTATTGGGAAAATCTAGAATGTTATTTAACTACTGATCTATTTATAGAAATGATTAATTTATTTAATAATATATTAGGTTATGATGTTAAATCAAAACCTGCAATGTATATAATAAAAGAGATTATTACATATTATAGTAGTTCTAAATTAGTTATAGATATTAATAATGAAATAAAAAATAATAGCAAAATAAAATTTGCAAATTTCATTAAACAATATAATGATAATTCTGATTTTACAATTTTTTGTAAAAAATTAGTTAAAAATAATAAAACTCCAATTGCAAATCTTCTTATTGGTATTGTAAATCAATCAGCAATAACAATTGGTCAAAATCCAAAAACTACATTAACAAATATTAGAGGAATTGATAATATTACAAAAATTAGTGGTTCTATAATAATTCCTTTAACATCAGAATATGTTGACAAAATTAAAAATTCAAAAGGTTGTGCAACGTTATTAGATGGAGGATTTGTTTGGATAGAAGATTTGATAAATGAAGATGAAATGATTGAAAATGATTTAGATAGTTATATTAATATTAATAAATTAGAAGAATATGAGAATAAAAATTGAATTTACAGAAAATAAAACATTGGTACCGATTAAGAATCAATCATATATTAATTATTATATACACAAATGTCTTGGAGTTAATAATAAATATCATGATTCTAAAAATGATTACTCTATATCATCTTTATATGGTGGAAACCTAACTGAAGATAAGTTACATTTATCATTTAAGAATGGAGGAATTATTGTAGTAACTTCAAAAAATGAAGAATTTTTGAATGATTTAATAAGTGGAGTGATGTCTAATCAAGATTTAAATTGGGGAATGAAATTTAATAAAATTAATTTTATCTTTGAAAAATTTATAAATGGATGGAATCATTTCGCAACATTATCTCCATTTATTATTAGAAAGCATATTAATAAAAAGAAATATACTTATTCAACTTTAAATGATTCTGATTTCGTATATATTGTAAAAAACCATATTATAAAAAAATTGAGTAAAATTTATAACGGTATTAATTTAAAAGATTTTGATGTTAAAATAATAAATCATCCTTCACATAAAGTAAAGAAAATAATGGTTAAAAATGTCAAAAATGAAGCTAATCAATGTCACATTAGTATATTTTGTTCATCTGATGTGGCAGAAAAAATTTATAATTTAGGTATAGGACAATCAACTGGTTCTGGATTTGGTACAATTTATAAAACAGAAAATAAAGATAAATATAAATTAGTATGATAAAAATGAATAAATATAATGATATACGTATATTAATAACTCATTTTTATTTATTAATATATACTATAAATAACTCAATATCAATTAATTATAAATATCCTGATATTATTTATATAAATCCGTAAGGGAGTCTCAACCAATGAATTGATGTCTATCCTGTTCTGCTAGATATTATTTATATAAATCCGTAAGGGAGTCTCAACTCTAGCTGTTCAATCTCTTTAAATAGATTTGATATTATTTATATAAATCCGTAAGGGAGTCTCAACATAGTGCAATTACTTATTCTAACATAACAGGATATTATTTATATAAATCCGTAAGGGAGTCTCAACAAATAAAATGATTGACTTTCAATTATATCAGATATTATTTATATAAATCCGTAAGGGAGTCTCAACATATGTTATATATATGTATTTAATTTGTCGATATTATTTATATAAATCCGTAAGGGAGTCTCAACGAGCGTCAGTCAATGTTGAATTCGCTTTTGATATTATTTATATAAATCCGTAAGGGAGTCTCAACACATATTGCTTATTTACATTAAATACGCTAGATATTATTTATATAAATCCGTAAGGGAGTCTCAACTATAGTCAATTAAGAAAAGAGTTAATCGGTGATATTATTTATATAAATCCGTAAGGGAGTCTCAACACATATTGCTTATTAGAATCAAATACGCTAGATATTATTTATATAAATCCGTAAGGGAGTCTCAACATATTTCTACAAATCATTCAAAGAAGAAATGATATTATTTATATAAATCCGTAAGGGAGTCTCAACAAGTGTAGCCAGAAAAAATGGGAAAAGTGCGATATTATTTATATAAATCCGTAAGGGAGTCTCAACGAACCCTATTAATGACATTTTTAGTGCAATGATATTATTTATATAAATCCGTAAGGGAGTCTCAACAAAGCAGAGCAGGAAAAGAAGTGATTATATGATATTATTTATATAAATCCGTAAGGGAGTCTCAACAGTTGATGAAAAAAATAGGGAGGTTATAGGATATTATTTATATAAATCCGTAAGGGAGTCTCAACAATGAATTAAAGGCAACCGAAGTTCTTGATGATATTATTTATATAAATCCGTAAGGGAGTCTCAACGAATTACTACGTAAAACAAAAAGTGATTCAGATATTATTTATATAAATCCGTAAGGGAGTCTCAACTTATCATATTTAATAAATATAGTAATATAAGATATTATTTATATAAATCCGTAAGGGAGTCTCAACAAAGGAAGTGATATTATTTCAAATACAAAAGATATTATTTATATAAATCCGTAAGGGAGTCTCAACGAAGGTGGTGCCAGCACATCTATTAATAAGATATTATTTATATAAATCCGTAAGGGAGTCTTAACAAGGTATCAATTCTTTTTCTTAATTGGTAAGATATTATTTATATAAATCCGTAAGGGAGTCTCAACCCTGATTTTCTTGTAAAGATTTTCAAATAAGATATTATTTATATAAATCCGTAAGGGAGTCTCAACGGTGATTATACAGATTTAGAATTAGAATTAGATATTATTTATATAAATCCGTAAGGGAGTCTCAACAGAGAAACAGTTTTAGTTTTAGGTACAACAGATATTATTTATATAAATCCGTAAGGGAGTCTCAACATTGATTGATATTCAGTTATAAAATAATTTGATATTATTTATATAAATCCGTAAGGGAGTCTCAACGGTGTAACTCCAATTTTCACAGATGATTTTGATATTATTTATATAAATCCGTAAGGGAATCTCAACTTCTTACCAGTTGAATATTCAGAGTATTTAGATATTATTTATATAAATCCGTAAGGGAATCTCAACTATAGAAAAGGAGGGAAGACACTTGTTAAAGATATTATTTATATAAATCCGTAATGGAGTCTCAACAATGAATTACAACGGTGAATTCTGTATGCAGATATTATTTATATAAATCCGTAAAGGAGTCTTAACAGTTTATGATTTGCAGCATATTCAGATAATGATATTATTTATATAAATCCGTAAGGGAGTCTCAACAAATCAAATGATCATTTAGATGACAGTTTAGATATTATTTATATAAATCCGTAATGGAGTCTCAACATATATAGAAGAAAAACAAATGACAAATATTGATATTATTTATATAAATCTGTAAGGGAGTCTCAACAATAAATCTCTTTCTATTGTTTCTATAGTTGATATTATTTATATAAATCCGTAAGGGAGTCTCAACTAAAGAAGAAAAAATAATTCTGAATGATAAGATATTATTTATATAAATCCGTAAGGGAATCTCAACTTCTCTTTCTATTTTTGAAAAAAATGATAAGATATTATTTATATAAATCCGTAAGGGAGTCTCAACATGATTTAGAATTTATTACATTAAGTGAAGATATTATTTATATAAATCCGTAAGGGAGTCTCAACGACGAACAAGGTCGCACAGAAGTCGAATTCGATATTATTTATATAAATCCGTAAGGGAATCTCAACAAAATAGTGACACTATTTAAATATGTGTTTATTATATTTATATAAATCAGTAATTAAATTTATGATTTATATTATAAATAATTAAAAAATTATTTTTATTCACAATTAAAATAAAAAATATGAAATTAGAAGAAATTGTATCAAATAGTAGTGGAATATCATTAATAACTCATTCAAAAGCAGTTAAAAAAATAGGAATGATGTTATCAAAAAAGTTATCATTAAATGAAGACCTTGAAAAACAAATTTCAATAGCTTGTTTATTGCATGATTTAGGTAAATGTAATTTAGATTTTCAAAATTATATAAAATCAAAAAGTAAAACAATTTCTTTTATTAATTCTCCAATATTTCATCATGAAATAAGTTGGGCATTTGTGTCATGTATTTTAAATAATGATGAATATAGATATTCTTTAGATTCAATATATTGGCATCATTCTAAACCAAAAATAAATTATATAAGTAATGATAATATATCATTAATTTTAAGTGATATGTGTGATGATGATAAAAAAAATATTTTATCAATGTATAATTTTTTAATGAATGAAAATATATTATTTGAAGATATAAATTTTGAAAAATCTATCAATACTCCATTATATTATTTAAATGAACCAAATAGTTTAACAAATTCTAAAAATTCATTAGTAAGATCTTGTGTTATAACTGCTGATAGACTTGTATCAGCATCAGATCAAGAAAAAATATTGTATGATGATGATTATTGTGAAGAATTAATAAACAATTTATCATATAAAGATACTAAAGTATATAGCAAACCTATTAATTATGATTCTATTCGTTTTGATTCTCAAGTTGATTACGCAAATCAATCATTAAATAATCGAACTACAATAATGAAAGCCCCAGCCGGTTTTGGTAAAACATTATTGGGGTTATTATGGTCATTAAAATCTAATAAAAAATTAATATGGGTATGCCCTAGAAATATTATTGCTGAAAATGTATATAATTCTGTTTTACAAGAATTAAAAAATATATCAGTTGAATTATCAGTTGAGTTATATTTAACAGGTAATAGACAGAAAACAAATAATGAAAACACTAAAGAATTTACATCTGATATTATAATAACTAATATAGATAATTATTTATCTCCTAATGTGAATAATTCTATTAGAAATAGATTATTTGTTATTAATTATTGTGATGTGATTTTTGATGAATATCATGAATTAATTAAAGATGATGCACTATTTGCATGTTTTATTAATATCATGAAATCTAGACATATGTTAACAAATAGTCACACATTATTATTAAGTGCTACACAAACTATAATGGAATATTTATGGGATGGAACAAATATAGATAAAAAAACTAAAATTTTACCAAATAAAAATTCTCATTATACATCTGCACATAATGGTAAATATTTGATTAATTATATTGATGATATTGATACAATAACTAATGAAAAAGATTCAGTTGTTATTATGAATTCTATTTCAAATTCTCAAAGATTATATTGTTATAAAAAAGGCGATATTTTAATACATAGTAGATATATAGATTCTGATAAAGAAAAAATAATGAATAAAATTATTCATTTATATGGCAAAGAAAATAAAAATATTTTGAATAAAGATAGTATTATATCAGCACCTATTTTACAAGCATCTATGGATATATCATTTTTAAATTTAACAGATAGTGTGATGTCTCCAGAAACTACTTTACAAAGAATAGGTCGATGTGATAGGTGGGGACATTTTTATTATAAAAAAAATAAAACTCCAAAAATAAATTTATTTTTTAATGAAAATAAAAGTGAATTTAGAAACTCAGAAAACACTAGTATATCAAATCAATATGATTTAGAATTAAATAAATTATGGATTTCATTTATTAAAAAACATATTATTAACGGAAATTTATATTCAATAAATGAATTATATGAATATTATAATATGTTTAATAATGAAAATAATGAAAATTTAAAAAAGTTTATCACATCTAAACTAAAAACAAGTTTATTAAATTTATGTAAAATTGAACCGTATAAGATGATGGAGAAATCTAAAAACAATACAATTAAAAATAATAATACTAAATTAAGAAGTGGAGGAGATATATATTGTATATATAAATATGCAAAAAAAAGACAAATGACGGACTCATTTAGTGTAGATTTTAATCGAGATATTAAAAAATCTGAACCAATAACAGGTTTAGATAGTAAAATTAAGAGAATAATAAAGAATATTATAAAAATTAAGGATGATAGATTTTTTTATAATAAATATTCGTTATTTAAAAATAATCAATATACTTTACCTATACTTAAAGATTATGCCAGGAAAAAAGAAACCCCATATATTGCATTTGATAAAGTTTATTGTGAAAAATTAGGATTAGTAAAAAATGATATTTACGATAATTTAATATAATTAAATTTTAAAAAAGAAGGTTAAAAATACTTTCTTTTTTTGTTTGTTTCAAATATTATCCTTATATTTGTCTGTAATTAAAATATATAACCATGGTAAATAATAACATTATTAGTGTTAAAGCTAAAAGAAATTTAATTAATGGTCAACTTACTAAAAATAATAAACCATACGTAAGAAAATTTGATTTTAGTCGTTATAGCAATGATCAATTAGTTGATGCTTTATATAGTAAGAAATGGAATACTAATCGAAAAAAAGCACTTATTGCAATTAATAAATTAATAGATATTAGAATTAAAAATGATAAATGTACTAAATATGATATTGAAAATCTAAAAGATATTGTATATAATAAAAAACACCAATTAATAAAATCTGCTAATAGTAATAGTAAAACAACTACCACCACCACAACTATTCCAGCAAATACTAATTTAGCTCATAGTATAAAATTTCGTATTAATAAATTGATTTCTGAAATATATCGTCTAACTGGCATCAAATTAGAAAAATTAAATAGAACTGATAATATTAATGATAAATCACACGTATTTGATGATCAGATTTTTGCATCATTAAGTTGCATATATAATATGTTATCATCAAAACTTAATTCAAAACATAGTAGGTATAATATGTTAACTGCAGAAACTCAAGCAGGTAAAACTGGTGTTGTACGTAATATAATATATTTATTAGAAACTTATCAAGAATTAAGAGAATATCTAAATTTGAAATTTAGAAGTAGTGTATTAATAACTCCAATGTGTGATAATTCAAATAAAGAACAATTAAAAACTGACATATCTCATGGAGAGTGTCGGCAAGATGATCAAAAAATATTAAAGAGGAATGGTATTATGCATAATCCAGATTTAATTCGTTGGTCAAGAAAAAATAAAGTAGGTGATTTAAATAATTGTATTATATTTATTGATGAAGCTCATTTAGCATCAAATGTTGATAGTGCTATGAATAGTTATCTTCAAAAAAATGGTATAAATTTAAATGGTTCAACTGATTTATCAAAAAAAAATATTTTCTTATTTTCTATATCAGCAACTCCGTATGAAGAACATGTTGGTAATATTTTATATAAAAGAAAGAACACTATTGAATTATCTCACGGACCTAATTACAAAGGCTTAGAATATTTTTTAAAAAATAATTTTTTAAGAGAATCATTTGATTTATCAACAACAGAAGGTGAAAAACATTTTATAAATGAAGCAGAAAGCTTTAATAATAAAATAGGATATTATATTGTTAGAATAAATAAAAATACAAATACAAATAATCTAATACCTGATGGATTTAAAACTTTGACATATTATGAGAAAGATAAAGAAGTTATTAATGATGTATTAAAAAATGCACCAGATGCTCCTACCATAATATTTATTAAGGAGAAAATGAAGCAATCATATCAATTAGAGAAAGAAAATATTGTAATGTTATTTGATAGAACTACAGTTAATGATTCTACATATAGAACAAGTTTTATTGTTCAAAGTTTTGCAGGTAGATCATGTGGATATCATAATTATAATTTTATAATTTATACAGAAATAAAACACATCAAACTTCATCTTTCATATTTAAAAAATAAATATAATGTTCCTCCATGTAAACATGTAATTAAGAAAAATAAATTTAATTTTAAAAATGGTATAAAAGAACAAGCTTCATCATATAGTGATCAAAATGATTCATCACATACAAATGATTTTTCATTAAAAATTGTACATAATACACCGAATGAAGGTTATATAGAATTAAATAATAATATCATAACAATATATTTAGATAAAGATAAAAATTTAGTATTATCTAAAAAATCAAAAGTAGAAACAAATTTTCTTGCATCATATATTGAAGATTATGTTGTTATTTCTGATATTAAAACTCCTTGTGCAAATTTAATTGATGTAAAAAATGCATTAACATATTACTGTCAACTTATATCATCAAAAATAACAATAAATGATATTAAAACTAAAAATGGTAAAAAATTTATTGATTTATTAGAATTTGAATTTTAATAAATTATAAAAAAAGAAGATTATATCTTCTTTTTTTGCGTAATTAAATAATTTATAGTACCTTTGTACTTTAAATATATAATTAATATTTTAATCAAGTAAAATATTAATATATATGAATAAATAAATTTTAGATATGTACATATATAATTATGAATTATTTAAAGAAGCAAGATTTTCAGATGTATATAAAAATATAGATTCTGAAATTTCCTATAATAATTCAAGTGATTATTCTGATGAATTTATAAAATATAAAACAATTTCAGCAAGAATAAATAATAAAAAAATTAGAATATCTATTTTATGGAATGATTCTTTATTACATGATTTGAAAGGTAGAATAGAAAAAAGAACTAATTTAAAAAGTATTAAAGAATTAAATAAATTAATTGGAGATGGAATAGAAGAATTATATACTACACATTTAATAGGAGCTATGATGAATGGTAAATATTCATTATGGTTTTCTGAATATAATTTTTCCGTTGTTGTAATCAAAAATGATAATACAATAAAAATAATTACTATTTTACCAGGAATTAATACCAATAATGTTATAAAAACAATAGAATTAAAATCAACTATATAATTATGAATATATTAGAATCAAAAGAAAAATTAAGAAAATATTGTGAAAATGTTTATTATTTTAATGATGATAAAAAATGGTGTTTTTTTTATGATGAAAATGAAAATGATACGGAATCAATTTCAATTCAAAATAAAGTAAAGAAGTTAATAGAATCATTAAATAGTGGAGATTTGAAATACTTAGATATGGATATAGAAAATGATTTATATGACATGCTAAGTGATGATATTGAATGCTTGAGTTCTAATTAATTATTAACTACAATTAACCAAAAAAATCTATTTTTTATTTGTCCAATTAAATGTTTTTTTATATCTTTGCATATAAAAATATTAATAAAAACATTTAAACATGGAAAAAACACAAATTGAACAAAGAGTTGAACACGTAGCAGGTTCAAAGATTAAAACTAGATGGACAAAAAATGATGTCATTATAGCTTTTTTATATACTAAATTTACATTAAGAAAGGTTGGAGTAACTGATGATGATACTCAACTTGAAAGTTTTGTTAATGAATATATTGGTTCAATTGCGAATTCAATAAAAATGGAAGCATTAAATATAAAATATGCATTGTGCATAAAACATAACGAAAAAGTAGAAGGATTAGCACATTATTCAAAAATACAAGAAGAAGTTGTAAATGAATATGATAAATGTGATGAAAATGAATTAGCAGAAATTGTAAACTTAATATTAGATAATATGACCGAAGAAGAAAAAAAGATTAATTTATCAATTGCAGAAGGTATAAATGCAGAACTTAATGCAGAAAAAGAAAAACATAGGTTAGAAGTTCTTGCAAAAAAAGAAGAGAAAAAAAGAAAAGCTCTTGTTAAGAAAGCTCAGAAAGAAAAATATGCTAAATTATCAGGAGATTGTAAACCAATGACATTTAAACAAATGAATCCTTCAAAAGTAGCATATGTTCAAACTGTTGTTAATAATGTATTTGCTAGTATCGGAGATGTTCTTGATCATAAAGCATATGGTAAAGGCGCAGTAAAAGAAATAGATGGTAATAGACTTACTATAAATTTTCGTGATAGTAAAATAGGCAGTAAGGTTATGTTATTTGATGAAAAGTTTTTTATTTTTTCAGAATAATTATTATTTATAATCGTTATATTAATATAAAAAGAGAAGATTTATTCTTCTCTTTTTTGTTATACAAATTTTTTTGATTATCTTTATAAGATAATAAATAAATAATATGAAAAAAATGTATATGATTTTTATTTCTGTGTGTGTAATATTTATGCTATGCTTATGTAAGAATGATAAAAATAAAATAGAAAAATCTATTATAGTTTCTCTAAAATCTCAAATTAATGAGTATAATAATGGTAATTTGAATATAATAAATTATGAAAATGTGAAACATTCAAAAGTAAATGATAGCATAAGATATTATATTTTAAATTATAATAGTGTTGATATATATGGATTTAAAGATGAAACTCATACTGAAGGATATTTTAATATGAAAACTGGTGAAGATGTAACTGATGTCGAAAAAAATACAGATAATGAAACTAATAGATTTATAAATACTGAAATATATTAATATGATATTAAAAAAGTGTTGAAAAAAAATTTAAATAAAGATGAGAAAGAAATATATGATCTTGTTAAACGATTAAAATATGGTAGAATATCAGCATTCACAACTAGAAATAAAAATAAAACAGAATTGATTGATTGGAGAATTTATCGTGATATCATAAATTCTGTAGTAATTGAAACTTGTTGTGGACGTTCGTGTATAAATAATAAACGTATATATTATGATATTAAATTTGTGTCTGAATATGATAATTATGGTAGTAAATTTTCAAATTTTGATATGATGTTAATTTATATATTAAATTGGTACAATGGGTGCATTGATGAATATATAACAATAATATCACGTAAGAAAAAATTAATTGAAATTGAAAAAGTAGAATAATCATTATTATAGTTTTTTTATATATACTGTAAAAAATCAAATATATGAAATTATTTAATTGGTTTAAGAAAAAACCTATTCACATTGAATGTGATCAATATGAATATTGTCCGACATATTTAGCATATTTAGGTAAATATGGAAAAGATTCAGATGAAATTAAATTGTGTAAAAATTCAGAATCTAAATATTGTACTAAATATCATCTTATTAATCAAACTAAATGGATTGATATGACTGAAGAAGAAAGAATGAAATTGATTAAAGATGTTATAAATAAAATTTAATAATCTAAATCATTTGAATTTAATTTATCTATTTTGTCTTTTCTATCTTTTAATAAGAAATAATTATATTCATCTACAAATAATCTACAAGAATTATTATAGTCAACAATTTCATTAAAATATGGACTATTTATATTATCACATGTTGTATGCTGATTATCTTGTTGATTACATTCTTTTAATATATCATCAAGAAATATTGATGTTTCTGAGTATTTTGAATACATGCAATTTAAACAATTATCATTCATATTTAAAATTTTCTTTCACGTTCCATTCTTTTTAAAGTATCATATGGAGTTTCACCTTTTTTCATTTTATAATTACAGCCAGTTGTACCACCTTTCCAGGTACCTTTCCTTTCACCTATATCATCACTAAATTCTATTTCAATGTCTTTACTTATTAATCTAGGAAACTTCAACCAAGTGAACCATTTCCATCTCCATTCACGTTCTTGTACTCTAATTGTTGCTAAACAATTTTGTTCATCATCATATTTTGTGTTATATGTATACGGATATGTTTCTGAAAAAATAATATCTTTCCATTTGTTTTTATTCCAAAACTCCATATTTCTATTTTTCTTTGTTTCATTAATCCAAGTATCATTTTTAGCAAGGCAACTTGTTCTTATCCATTCCCAATTCCAAGGTAAATAAAAAACTTTGTGTTTCATTCCACAACTAAACCATATTTTTCTTTCAAGAATATATACTCCATATGTTGGCGCAGTACATTGATCGTAAAGAACCTTATCAAATTTTTTCTTTATTTTTATATTTTTATTAGATAAAATAGAAATTTTATCTTTTCTTTTTTCTTTAATATTTTTTTCAACTTCAACTTTTTTATAATGCTTCCAAGGTAAATATAAAAATAATTTACCCCAAATAAAATATATTTGAAGTATTGGCTTTGTATCATAATATCCTGCTAAATGATATTGTATACTAAATCCACTCCACTCTGGAGTAAATTCAAAATATTTATTTTTAATTTCTTTTTTACTCATTATCAAGTTTTATTAATTTTAGTACTCTATTTACGACTATTATATTATTTGGTAATTTCATATTATATAATTTAGTTAAAGTTTCTTGTTTAAATTTAAATCCGTGGTGATAAATATCAAATGAAATTTTTGCAAATTCATCACCTGCATTTATCCAATCTGTCCATTCTTCACCTGAATTATTAAGTCCGTAAGATATACATTGTCTATATAAATTTCTTAATGCTGTGCTATTTTTAAGATATTTAGCAAGCTCAGTTTCTTTTTCGTCGTATTCCATTTTTTATATTAGTATAAAATATTTATTATGTTTTCAAAAAAATATATATACTAAAAAATAATAGTTAAATATGAGAAACTTGATAAGTTTTCAAAAAATGTTTGAATATGCCACAGGTGAAAAAATAAAAACCAGATGGACAGAAAATGATGTAATTATAGCATTATATTATGAAAAATTTGGATTTAGTAAACTTGGTATTAAAGATGATAAAATTGAAAAATTTGTAAATGAATATATTGGTTCAAATGAATCATCATTAAAAATGGAAGCATTGAACATAAGATATGCATTAGGATTAAAATATAATGAAGAACCAGAAGGATTATCTAGATTTTCAAAATTACATGTGAAAGTTATAAATGAATACGATAGTTTTTCTGAACCAGAATTAAGAGAAGTTGTAGAGAATATTATAGATAATACAACTGAATCTCAAATATTTAAGAATGTATCACAAGCAGAAAATCAAAGAAAAGAAGTTCTTAAAAGAAGAGAATCTAAAAGAAAGGCAAAAGAAATGAATCCAGGTAGAAGAATAGGAAGACCAAGTTCTAGTGATATAGAAATAAAAAATATACCAGTAGATGATTCAACTGATTCATATGGTAGACCAATATCAAAACTTAATGATATAAAATCAGATGAACAATCATTTGTTCAAGTTGGTGATATTCTTAATCATAAAAAATTTGGTAGAGGAGATGTGATATCTGTTAATGGAAATTTAATTGAAATAGATTTCTTTGAAAATGAATTAGGTACAAAAAAACTTATATTTAAACCTGAATTGTTCAACTGGACTCCTGATTTATTTTAAAATGAACCTTTATAAATAACTATATAAATAAAAATTCAAAAAACAAAAGAATTATTATGACACAAATAATCAAATTAAACAACCAACCTGATGACTTAATAAGTCAATTAAAAGATAAAGAATTATTAATATATGAAGATATTCAAGGATCTCAAGTATTTGTACAATGGGACGGAAATAAATTCTCAATAAGACCAAAATCAATTAATAATACAGATCTAAATTTTGTAGATTTAGCTATACAAAAATATTATAATTTCGTATTTCAATATTTTTACACATTACCGGATTTTGTAACTAATTTATTATCAAAAACTTGGTGGTTTTGTTTTGAATATTTTCCAGATAATCAGCCAGGTAATATTGAATATAAGAAAATTCCGAAGAATAATTTAATATTAACGTGTATAGTTAAAGGTACAAAATATAAATATAATTACAATGAGATATTAGAATATGCTAAATTATTCAACGTAGATGCATTACCAGTGATATTTAAAGGTAAATTGAATGATAAGCAGTTAGAGGTAATTAACTTGTTCTTACATACATCAAAAGAAGATTTAGATTATGTATATGGAGAATCTAATTTTGCATATTTTTTTTATAAGATATTAAATCCTCAATTAAACAATTCATTTTTAATGGATAGTTTCAATGATAATTTAGAAAAGATAATAGTTAGAATAAACGGAGATGATGAATTTTCATTTGAGATATTAAATCCGTCGTATGAAAAAATGAATCTTGATAGTAGAACAGATTATTTAGAGAATTATTCGTTAATATTATTAAATTTCTTAGAATTTTTACAACTTATTAGTTTTGATAAAATAAAACTAAAAGAGATTACAAAAGAAGAATTATATATTGAATTAATTTCAGCAATATTTAATGATTATGTTGAGAATATTACTAAAGAAATAAAAGATTGGAATTTATCAATACCTACATTTTTTTCAGAGGATAAATTTAAAATCAATACATTTTTATTGAAGAATGATAAAACAATTGATTATATAAAATCTGATGATAAAATTGAGTATATTTTTAAACTTATATTGAGTTCATTTAATAAAAAATTAAAGAAGCCTATTGGCATTTTTAACGAAAAAACTTTAGAAATGTTTAATAGAGAAGTAGATAAAATTTCTATTTATTTGGATAATATGCTGAAAGTGAATCGTGAATATTTATTGAGAAATAATGATTTATTGAATTTTAAAGATTATTTTAATGTTAATTTTAATACTGATTCAGAAAAAAATATTTATCCTGACGTAAAAAAATTAGGAGCAGAAATACCTTCAGGTGGAGAAAAAAAGAAAGAAAATCCTAAAGAAGAATTAAAAGGAGGTAAACCTTTTGATATAAAAAAAGGTAAATTTTAAATGATAAAAACTAAGAGCATAATAGTAACTAATGAAACATATAAAAAATATATCAGTAAATATAATACTGATAGAATAGATAGGTTTTTGAAAATTTATACATTTGAAAAATTTAATGAAAATATTATAATTGAATCATTTGATAAATTATATACAAATACTAAATATAGAGTTGAAAAGTTTAAATTTGATAAACAATATACAAATTATATACCTTCTAATGGATATAAAATATATTTTTTAACAAATTCTAACACTGAATATAGAATAGATTTAATTCCTATAAAAAATTACAATAAAGATATATCATCAGATTTTGTTTGGTATATATCTTTTACATTAAGTAAATATGATATTGATGATATAAATTATGAAGAATTAACTGGATTAAATGAAGAAAAAGAAGTTCTGCTTAGAATTAGTGATATATTAAATAATTTTACAGTTGATAAAATATTTATAATAGGTAATACTTTTTTAGAAAAAAAGATATTATTATATAAAAAATTTATGATTTATGTTTTTCCTAATTATAATATAAAAATTGACTATTGTAAAGGATTTATAGATAATAAAGGATTATATATTTGGAAATAAATATAATTATTTTGATTAAATTTTAAACTTATTCAAATTATTATAATATAAAAAAGAAAAAAGATTATGGGAATATTTCAAATTTTGACTATTGTTTTTGGTGTGTTAGCACTTATTTTTGGAATTGGTTGGTATAAAAATAATTCTAAAACAATTATTACTAATGCAGATAATGTCGTAAAAGACGTTGATAATGTAAAAGATTCAGTTGTTACTAAAGTCGATGATATCGTTAAAGATGTTATTGATGTAAAAGATTCAATTGTTACTAAAGTTGATGAAATTAAAGATTCAATTGTAACAGATGTTGATAATGTTAAAAAGACATTTGTCACAGAAGTTGCTAATGTTGAAGATATTGTTTCTAAAATTGAGAAAATTATTTTAGATTTTAAAGAAAAATCAAAAAATTCAATTGTTACTACCGTTGATGACGTTAAAACTTTTGTTGCTAATATTGAAAAAATTATATCTGATGTTAAATCAGATGCAGAAAAAACTACAACAGAAGAGCCTGTTAAAGTAGTAGACGCTTTAATAACAGATGCTACAACAGTACCTGTTAAAGTAGTAGAAACTGTAACAGATACTACAACAGTACCTGTGAAAGCTGTATAATTGTAATATATACAACTATTACTAAGTAAAAAATTAGATTAATTAAAAAGCTACTAAAAATTTAGTAGCTTTTTTTATAAATTAAATTTGTTTGATGCTAATATAATTTCTGATTTAAAATCATTAGCTAAGCATTGATTTAAAATTATATTATGTTTTATGTCTTTAACGTCAATCCACCAATCCCCTTTATATTTTTCTGTTACATATTGATGATCAATTATAAATGGATTTCCTTCATCATCAAAATTTTCCTCATATATTTTTAATACTAAATATTTTTTACCTTCTTTTGGTTCAGTACTATTATAATTTTTCCTTTTTTCACCGTGAATGCATATTACTTCATCACCTACTGAAAAATATATATCGTCATTTTCTTCAAATATTTTAAAATTTGTTATCATATGTTAAATTTGTTTGCTGATTTATTTAATTTAAATTCTTCAAATTCTTCTGGAGTTAATACACCAGATGTTTGGAATATTACAAATCCGTTATTTTTTAATTCTTCTGTGAAATTTTTAATAGCATAATCAGCATAATAAAAAATTTCTGAGTAATCTTCATTACCTTCGTCAGTTAATTCACCAGAATCATCAATATAATATCCTATTGTAATACAAGGAGCTTCCATCATAATACCAATATCAGAAATATTATAAATATATAATAATTCAGAGTTTGAAGATATATTTTCAAAATAATCAAAAAAATCTGCTTCCTTTATATCAATATCTTCTTCAACTTTTTCTTTTCCTTCTTCAGTTAATGATATTTTAAGATTCCCATTTTCTAATCTTTCTAATGTTAAATAATTACCACTGCGTAACTCACGTGTATCATGAGATATCATAGTCTCATTT